ATGAAAAAATTAGTATTTAGTGCAGCATTAGTATTAAGTCTTGGACTAGCAGGCTGTGGAGAGACAACTACAAAGGAAGAATCTGCAAAAGAGGAAAAATCGGTTGCTGAAACATCGAATGATTCTAAACAAGAAACAGCAGCACCAGTTTCTAAAGATGATGGAAAATTAACTGAGGAAAAGTTCAAACAAATTAAAGATGGCATGACATATGAAGAAGTAGTTAAAATTATTGGTAGTGAAGGGAAAATTATGTCTGAAACAGGTTCAGCTGGTGAACCGTATCATACTGTTATGTATGAATTTGAGACGGATGGTGCCCTAGCTGCTTCTACAATGACTTTCCAAGGTGGCAAACTAATCAATAAGGCTCAATTTGGTGTTGAATCATCTGACATTGAAATCACTATCGACCAATTCAATAAATTAGAGAATGGCATGACAAAAGAACAAGTATTTGAGATCCTTGGTGGTGAAGGTGCGGTTATTTCTGAATCTGGCGATGTAGTTATGTACAGTTATAATGGTAAGACTTTAGGGGCAAATGCTTCTTTAATGTTCCAAGGTGGTAAACTGATGAACAAGACTCAATTAGGGTTAGAATAATATAAAAAGGTAGATAATAAAAAAACTAGGTACTCAATTAAAATGAGCGCCTGGTTCTTTTTAAAATATTCCAAAATAGCTCTTAAAAAATATGCCCAAGCTACATACTCGTCACCTTGTATAGGAGTAACTACTAAAGCTACTATAATTGCTGAGATTGCTAAAGTTTTTATAAATGGTATATTATCTGACCATTTTTGCACATCAGGGTTATAGACCTATGTACTTTCTTTTTATAACTATGAATATGATATGGTTTAACAGTTGACGAATTCTGTTTATCAATTCTGAAACAGTAATTACTACCTAAATCATATTCACAACTTTGAGAGTTAACATTTGAAGCCAAAGATGTTATCTCTATAGGAGAACTAGTATATTCTTCATTTTTTTCTTTTTCAATAAGCTCTAAATATAACTCATATTGCTCTTTTGTTCTTTTCACCGCTCAAGATTGATTGAATCTCTTCTGGTAAACTATTCAATACTTTTTAAGGAATATCCATTTTTTCTGTTTCTATTTCTGCTGCTTTTACTTTATTTAGATAAGTACCATAATCATTATTGTGGCTACTATCTTTTTCAAAATAAACGCTTTTTTTTCGCATTAGTCTTGATTTAGATGTAATAATTTTTGTAAAGGAATTTTGTCAACGTCTAAGTTATATTTCTCCTGTAATACCGTCTTAAAAATATTTTCAACAATACCTGTATAAAATGTAACTACTACATCACAGTGTGCTAATGCAACATGGTCTGTAAGTTGCTTAGAAAATTGATTAATTGGTTCTATATGTTCTTTTTTGACAGGATGCTTAGAATAAACACTAACGGTAATTAAATTCCCCCTTAAATCATCTTCAAAAAAAATATCATTGGGAGATAGGTTTAGATCTTTTATTTCAGAAGCTCGATTTTCATCAACAATAAATAATCGATAAACATCTTTACCAAACTTAACATCCCATACTTCCATGTCTTTCAATCTTAGTATTCTTTCAAAATAATCAAACATTTCTACACTCCTAATTTATTAAAAAATATTCTAATATTTTACATTAATGATTATAAGAGTTAATTACTCCGAGGTTTATTAATACCTATCATTATTATATATTAATTTTCAATCAGAACTTCACGTCACTTTTTTGAGGATGTATATAGTGTGTCTGTTTTTATCTGACACCTTCCTTTTTGTATAATAAAAGCCCTCCACAATCATCTGTGGAAGGCTCATTTTAATAACGGTGACAAATCGGTGGCATCCTCCACCCAAAGGATATAAAATTACTAATTAATAACCTCTATAAACGTTGTTATTTCAACGTTACTTCGTATCATCCATCTTCAATACAGCCATAAATGCTTCTTGTAGAAATGCTGTATTCAGGATGTATCTATTCGTATTCTTTTTCAACCTATAAACCTCTGCTGTATAAGGGTTTATAGGTTGTTTTTTTATTTAATTTTATCTAGTTTTATATTGGTTTTATCTCTACTTATTTTCTATCAATGGTGGGGATATGATGGGGAAAACAAACAGATAGACCACCCATTACAGAGTGGTCATATTTGTTGTATAATACAACCTAAAGTCTTAAATATATTTTGGAGGAACAAAATGAGCGTAAAACCCGTTAAATCCATGTCAGAACTATTTATAACTTTAAACCTTGATTCATATCAATCTTATTTAGATAGAATCCCATATTATTTAAATACTGAACAAGTAAGACTAGAAGAACAGCTTGAAATTGAAGTGAAAAATCTGACACAAGAAGATGCCGAACGGCACTTTGAATATAATTACGAAGACGAAATGCATTTACTAAAGAATTTTCATAACACTTTCTATGAATCTCTTTACATTACTTTATACAGTTTTTTTGAAAAAGAGTTATACAAAATATGCAAAAGATTACAAAACACAAATACTCACAAAATTAAAGTCAACAATTTAGCTGGTAATGGTATTGATAAATACTCTTTATTTCTAAGTGCGTTATATGACATTGAAATTTCTAAATTTAATTCTTGGGATGAATTAAAGAAACACCAAAAGATTAGAAACTATATTGTTCATAATGATAGCATTTATATAAACTCACAGAACTCTTTATTTCCAATAGCAAATTACTTGGGATGTCTTTCAAAAATAGATAGAGGCAAGGATATTAGTCCTTTATTCGAGATTAGAAATAATAAGGAAACTAATTCAAAATTAATAAATTGTATAAAAGCATTTTTTAGTGAGCTTTTCACCAAAGCTTTAGAGCTTAAAGTTAAAATTTAATATAGCATTAAGACCACCAATAAAAAGGCGGTCTTTTTCTTTATCTCCGCACAATATATCCAACCTTACGCGGTCCTTTTAATTTCCTCTTTTTATCAACAGGCTTATTAACATTTGTGGAAGACTTTTTAAATTGCATTTCTTCATATTGGTCTATTAAATCAAATATCGTTAATTGTCCTTGTTGTTCCATGTATTCGAAATGAGACATATACTATTCACCTCTCTGTAAATAATATTTATTGTTTAAATAATTTCAGTTAAGTAAATGATGAAGTCTGTAAGGGGGAATCGCTATGAACTCGAAAATGACTAAACCCCTTTTTCTTTCCCCTATAGTTCATAGCGATCACCATTCTAACCAATTTTCTAAATTGGGTTTACTACATATTTGTGTACTGGTATCACGTTCATTTAACCAATTATAAAAAGGCACAGGACGTTCTTTATATGGAGTTTCTTCTATAGAAGATGATTTATATAGATTCAAATTAGAACGCTCTACAGCCTTGTTATACGCTCCTACAAATACAGCTCTTAATGTACTTGCTACAGTTAACGTACCTTCTTTAATATCCATAGCAATTTTGAATAGCACATTTTTAGCTCTAATAAAGTCAGGTGCACTTTGAACCTGTGTAGCCAATACAACCTTGTGCAATTCATCTTTTAAACTATCTGCTAACGGTAAGCTATTCATGAAATCGAACAGCATTACTTGATACTCGTTCATATACTCTTTTTTCTTTTCAGCTTGCAAAGCCAATTCATTACCGACACTCATAATATTATTTGCTTGTTTAGAACTTAAAAGATTAAAAGAATTAGATGGTTGGTTTTCAAATTGTGGACGACAAACCACGTCATTACTAGCTTCATCGGCTGTCATTCGTTGGGACACGCTCGATGGGACATAAGGTAAAACGCAATAAATACTAGCCCCTTTAATGCCGTTTAATTTCGTTCCTGGTACTTTTTCAATAATGCCTAATGACTGTAACTTTTTGATGCCACGATAAACTGTCTTCGTACTGATCTCCAATGCTTCAGCAATTGTAGATGCTTTTAAATGACATGCTCCAGTATGTTCTAAGCTGTGAGAAGCTAGTTTATAAACGATGGCACGCTCTGATTCTGTTAAATCGTAATAATGAACCGCCATGTGGTCCTCAACACTCTTATCCATATCCGCTACTGAATCAAATGTTGTGTATTGTGCTAAGTATTCGAATGCCATTGTTGTTCACCTCATTTCTATACCAATATTCGTATATACGATTATTTAGATACATCATAATATACGAATATTCGTATAGTCAATACCTTTAGATAAAAATTATTCGATATTGCGTATAAACGTATATTCTGATATATTTTGTATAAGTATCAATAACGTAGGGAGGTTTAACATGCGTATAAAACTTAAAGAAGTAATGGAAGAGCGAGAACTTACTCAATCAAAATTGGCTGAAATGACAGGGATACGACAAGCTGCTATCAGTGAAATTGTAAATAATCGTAGAGACACAATTAACAAAGCGCATCTAGAAACCATTTGTAAAGCACTTGGAATTATTGATTTTAATGAAATATTGGAGTGGGATAAATAATCTGTGGAGGGCTAACATGTTTAAAAAGTTGATTAGTAAAAAGAAGCGACAATTAAAGAAACAAGCTAAAAAGGCAGTATACGAAGCAACTGGAATTAAGCCTATTAAGATTAAAAAGCCAAAGCCATTGATTAAGAAAAAGCGTAAACCATCTTTAAAACGAACAATTACAAAATTATTCTAAACAGATAACTAAATTCGGTTGTCTGTTTTTTTGTATGTACTTTTAACTCACAATTACCTAAAATGGAAATGTAAAGGAGAGATTTAGAAATGAAAAAAATTATTTTTAGTGCAGCATTAGTATTAAGCTTAGGATTGGCTGGATGTGGAGATAGTTCTACAAATGATAAACCAAAAGAGAGTAATATTAATGCAGAGGAAGAAAAGAAGGTATTAGCTAAATCAACAGAAGATGTTATCCAACATTTTAAGGATGATAATCTTGAACTAGGAGAAGTTTCTGATTTGCCAAATGATGAATTCGGAAATATCCGGAAAGAAGGAAAAAGGATTTTAATTCCTTCACTAGGAGCAGATGCAGGCGGAAGATTATTCTTATTTGAAAAAGAAGAAGACTTGCAAAAAGCTAAAAGCTACTACGATGAATTAGGTAATTCTGGTCCAATGTTTTATTCACACACGCATCAAAGTGGACTTTTCTTAATTCAAATGAATGGTGATATGGAAGACAATGAATTCGCTAAATATGCTGCTTCATTAGAAAAAGCTGTTACAGGTTCTACTAGTATAAAAATAGCAGAAGAAAGTAAAGCAAATAAAGCTGATAACTTAACAAATGCTCAAGTTGGTGATGTAGTAAAAGATGATTTTGCAGGAACATATACCATCACTGATTTATACAATGCTCCAACTGATAAATACAAAAGTGCTGATGTTGAGTTTTCAATTGAACAAATTAAAACAGCTAAATTAGAGGCTGAAGATCCTGATTTAATAGAAACTACTGCTGAAACAAATGTTTTGATTTTATCTATAACAGCAGAAAATTTATCTGATGACACTGTTAGCTTCCATCCTAACACAGCTAAAATGACAACAGATACGAAACGCCAAATTGAATCAAATGTTATGATTTCGCCTTTTGAATCCGAGTTTATCGGAAAAGTTATACAAAAAGGTGAAGTGATTTTCGATATTGGTGAGGAAGGTTTAGAAGGTGTAAATGAATTAAAATTAATATTTGATGGAACTGCTAAAGATGCTATGACAATCGGTGAAGATGTTACTGTTGTAGTACCATTAACTAAAAAATAAGTCACTCAATCGAGTGGCTTTTTTATTTGTTTCAAAAACAATTTATTTCAAAAACAGTAAATAAATTCATAAAAAACTATTGCAATTATATATACCGTGGTATATAATAAAGATATAAGAAAGGAGGTGAACAAAGTGGATTATGATAAGGTAATAGCTTATCTAGTAGGTATCGCAACATTCTTCAATCAGCTAACAGGTGGATTAAAGAATATACACGATATGAAAAATAAGCAAAAGAAAAAGCGACGCACTCCCGCAAAGAAGAAACGTCGCAAGTAATATCCCGAAGGAGGTTAGCCCCTCCTTCCACCTTATCTTATCATATTCACTTGACTATGAAAAACATTGGTTATATTGCTGCTTTCGCATTTGCTCTTTACATCTTAACTGACATGGTAAATTGGAGTGAACCAAGATTCTTTGATTACTTCATGATTGTCATCTATTCGCTTTGCGCAGTACTTGCAATTTTCAACATCGTAATTTACTTCAAAAATAAAAGGACGTGATAATATGACTGAACAAAAAACATCTGAAGCACAGAAAAAGGCTACCCAAGCATATCGTGAAAAGAATCGTGAAAAGACACGTAAGCAATCAGCTAAAAGTAGCGCTAAATCTTACATTAATAAGTATTGTGATTTAAATGATTTAAACGAAGTAAAACAATGGATTGCAGCGCGCGAGAAAGAGTTACAAGGTGAATAAATAAAAAAAGCCCAGGCTCAAAATTAATTGAGTACCTGGGCTTTTAAAACGGGTTGTTTACCCTATGACAAGATTACCTACTTAGATTACTACAGTGTTCTGAACAAACACTGAACAATACTACTTGTTTCGTCGTTGTTGAATTGTAATGTATAACCCTACCAAACGATCCGTTGTCATTGCACCACTTTGTAAATCCTTCAAGTGTGATTCCTGTATAATACCATCCTTCACAGCCTGTGCAATAAAGTTTTCTGTTTCAGTTTTCATAGCTGGTGAACCTGGATTCCAATTTGTATTTGCCACTGTAATTTCCTCCTTTTTGTCTTCCACAATTAATTGGACTTTCAATTTGCTGTTACTTGGTACAATTACTTGTCCTTCTAACTTATAGCCTTTAGGCATCTTCCAATTCGCTTTTACTTCAAAGTGTGGACGGTCAATGGCTTTTGTCCATGTTCCGCCCCATTCAATACCTAGCTTTTTCGCAATGGCTCCTACTCTACTTAATGTAGTGACATCATACAATGATTGTGGATGACCAACAGCAATATCCCATGCTAGACGTGATTTATGGTTACTGTTTAGTGTCCATGTAACAACTTTCCCTGGGCGCGTTCGTCCTTGCGCATACAGGTAATGTTGCCGTGCTTGTGAGCGATATGTTTCAGTGAGGAAGATGTTCTTAATGCCTGCTTTGTAACACTCCTGAAATAGCAATCGGCATGCTGTTTGTGCACCAGGTAAAAGCTCGGCTAAGTCTCGACATGTAGTAGTTACACTTGTCATTTTGCATCATCCTTTTTCTCATCATTGTCAATTTGAAGTTGTGTAAGTGCGTTAGATAAAAACTTAGGCACCTTGATTCCTAACTTGCCAAGATTCTCAATCATACTGATACCTTCCATACCGATAAGGAAAAGAATCATGGCATTACGCATGAAGTTTCCACTTTCGGTTGCTAAGTCTAATTGCACCGCAGCAATGACCATTAATATCATGGCAGTTTTTTTGATTAAGCCCTTAAACATCTTTTTACTTTCAGTTTTCTTGAAGACTAAGCTCACCATAAACCCTAATGCATAATCTATTGTCATGAATATAACTAACGCTTTTATTAAGTGGTCAATACCTCCAATAAGGTATCCTATCCATGCCATTGCACCACCAATAAATGATGTATATAGTGTGTCTGTTTTCATCTGACACCTTCCTTTTCATATAATAAAAGCCCTCCACAATTATCTGTGGAAGGCTTTTTTGTAATTTTTATTCTTAATCTTGTTTGCTAAAATTGGATTCATATGATTTTTTCAATTTATTTAACAAATCCTCTGCTTTAAGTAATGCTTTTTTTAATTCCTCGTAGCGCTTGACTTCTTTATCTAATTCTTCTTCAAATTGTTCTTTTAATATATCTTGATTTTTAATTCTGATTTCACAATCTTCCTGATCCTTTAAACTATTTTTTATATCATTGTGAATCATTTCAATATGTTTTTCACAGTCTTTAATATATTCCTCAAAATCTTCTTTTTTTCCATTAAACATTTAAATCTCCTCCCTCCACTTATTTAGTTCAACAAAAGGTAATGTTTTCCTTCTACTTTAGACAATAAAAATAACGCTAAGCTTATGCTTGCGTTTTCTCTACCACTTCTTCAATTGGATTACCATAACCATCTAACCCTAACGCCTCTAGTTTTGTAAGTACTGGAGCTTTCAATTTCGCTGGCACACGTTCAATCGTTGAGCCTGTTTTGTCTGTGTTTGCAATTAATAATACATATCCATCTATCATTTTGCAGACCTCCAATTTTAGTTTTAATTTTATTTTTAACAACAGTGCTCTAAGCATTGTTGGATGTTCCTTTTAATGCAACTACTTCTTCACGCAATGCAATTAGTTCTTCATAAACACCTAATACAGCATCGACAGTAATTAGATTGTTTTGTTCTGTAACTGTAAATAGCCTACTTATTTTTTCTTCGAGTGTTTCAACTGGTGGGACAGGTTCAGGTTCTGGAGCAATTTCTGGGTCTATTATTTTTTCATAATAAAAAACACCTTCATTATTTCTTCGAAGAATTCCACTCCCTTCTGGAAGAGATTCAATAACTATGACTCCATCGATATTTGGGTCTTCGTTATGAACTACAAATGTGTCTCCAGACTCGGTCAACCATACCATATCACAACAACTCCTCATATCCTTTTATTTGATTACAGTATTTTGAAAGGAACAGACCGTTAGAACCATCATTAATCATATCAGCGCATAGAATATATGATTCGTTCTTATCTCTACCGTATATTGGAAGTATTGCTCCTTGTGCCGTTTGCGAGTACATGTCGTCTATTTTAATCAATAAAGGTGCCAATAATTCGGAATCCCTACCACTAAAATAGAATTTTTCCAACGAACATCTAATAAAATTACCTCTTACGCTAGGTGACGATTGTATAGATGGTTTAGAAATATATATTTTTAAAGTAAAGTATTCGTCGGTTATATCGTGGATAAATTTCTCGAATAGTGTTATTTTAGACCATAATAATTGAACAGCTAATGTTTTTTTGTTAAACACAATGACTCTGTCATTATTTGATGATATTTGAATAATATCGTTCTCGTATATTGGCAGTTCTCCTAATGCTTTAACATACGTCACGGATTGTCTGACATACGATTGCACAGTCCTCGATTTCATATCATATTTACATATAAACCCATTATTTTGATAATCTTCTCCAAATAATATTACGATATCTTGATTTTCATCCATAGCATCAATTATTCCGAATACTGATTTAATTCCTACACCACCCACTGTTTCCCCTGAGAATGTGTAAGACATAAGTGGGTTAGATGTACCGTGCTGTTGTCCCGCATTCATTCTCCAGAAAGAGCCGCTTTGATAAACAAAAATGTATTTTCTAGTTTTTGAAATACCTCCATTTGTGCTTGACATACTATAGTTGGTATAGCTTAAAGCAGCATTTCCACTAACCGATAACGTTCCATTTCCAGTATTAAACTTAGAAGTATCAATATTGTAGAATCTAGTAGCTCCTCCTGATATTGTTGCCAAGAACATTATATTATTTCCGTCCTGTACAATTTTCCTTCCAGAATTAACATATCCTGAACTAGAAGGACTCGTAAAACCAAGAACAGAACTATAATATGTCGCGTCTTGGAACTCAACTCTCAAAGCTACTTTATTTTTTTTATTATAGAAAATATGAAGAGGGGAGCTCACCTGTTTTATAAAAAGCCAATCGTCCAAAACTGCAAAATGTGAACTTGTCCCTGGCAAATTAACGCTTGAAATTTGTAAATCGGAAACCATTTCTTCTCTCATAATTGGTAAATATTTAATTCCTTTATTGTCTAAAACTTTACCACTAGTTTCGTCTATTGTTTGTTTAACGCTTTCAACCTGCTCATAAGTAGGTAAATCTACAACGATATCTGGCACTTCATTTGTCATTACTGCACAACCTCCTTCATAACACATGACATACACTTCTTAATTGGATTGTATGCCCATCCATACTTATACACTTTTTCGCCAACCAACATTTTATGTGGCATACTAGCATCCTCGTGGTCTTGAAATCTATTTAATAAATTCCCATCTGCTGTTGTATTCAAAATATCTTTTACAGTAGCAAACCATTCGTCGAAGTTATTCTTACGTCCTTCTAGCCACGTATAATAAAGTTGCTCCTCTGCTTGTCTCCATGCTGTGAAGTCTTGTTCCTGTGCGTCAATCCAAGCTTCTAAAGCTGTAGTTACATTTGTTTGCCATGTTAAAAATTCAGATGCTTTTGTAACTGAATAATCATTAAACCATTGTTGGTACTGATTAAAGATTGTCGTAGTGTCTACTTTGTCAACAACACCATGCATTAGACCACATAAGTTATTGTTTAATCGTGTATCTGTAATAGCAGCTTGATTAATCGTTAGGGCACCTTTAGCAATATAAACATCTGCTAATGCTAACTCGTAGGCATCTGCATCGCGCTTTAATGTTGGTGCAACAGGTGAAGCAGATAGCACACCTTTCTTGACCTCCACACTCATCTTTCTTTGAATAAAATCTAATCGAATGACAATACGATCAATGCGGTTAAGTGTTGTATCTCCAACGGAAAGAGGTATATTATAATCCTCATCATTAATTAAATAATAACCATTGACCCATGCTTTACCCGGGCGAACAATTACACTCATTGAATCTCCATTTGCTCGAATCTGTAAGCAATCAGAAGGCTTAACGAAAATACCATTGCCAATAAACGTGGCAAAGTACTGGGCAAAATCCTCTGCTTTATATCGTCTATCTCCATTAATGGAGTTAAACATTCCAAATTTCATCATTACTACTTCACCATCCTTTTTATAGCCTGTGGAAGGGTAGGTACTGATTTACCAACCGTCACGTAGATTGATTTACCATCCTCCTGAAATACTTCATCCGCTTGCATCACACGGCTATTCATTAAAATTCCTAAATCATCATCTTTAATCGTGACTAAATCACCTAAGAAGAAATCTTCATTGTATTTTGTATTTTCTTTGGTCACATCTAACTCGCAATCAAAGCCGATGAACTCTGTGTATTCTGCAATCTTCTCTTTGCCTTTAGCTACAAGTAAATTGTTGTATTCGCCGTCTGGAATCGGTATCTGCTCACCGTCACCGTCTCTTGTATCCGAAATTTCGCGTGCATCAATAAATATTTCACGTCGATTTAACCCTGTAATAGATGCCCCGATGCTCGCCATCTTACGAGCTGGACCTTCACCAGCACCGCCTATAAGAGCTGTTGTTTTTAAATCATTATCAGCATCCTCGTACGTTCGTTTAAGCAAGTTGCTACGATTCTTTGATAAGATAATACGAGGATTCAAACTTTGATTAATCGTTCTGTCCGTCCCTTCGTAAAAATCATATTTGAGTGTTCGTCCATCGAATAAACAACGCATCCCAATGTCATGAGTGGTACATAAATTTTCACACACTTCAAAAACTTGCTTATAGGATATTTGTTGTTGAATGGCTTTACCGATATTTCGAACTGCAGCAAGTTGTACTTGAGCGATTTTACGAGTTGGGTCAGCAGGGCTAACCATCGTTTCGTTAATTAGTTGTCTCATAATCAATTCAGGAGTTGTGTAAAAGTCATATTGCCTCCACAGTATTCTTCTGTCAGTCCACCTTGTAAGCGAGAAGCATTTAATAACTAACTGATCTACACCATTACTGTCATCAAATTGGCGATAGTAAATATACATAGCCTCGTCATCATCTTGACGGAAAATAATATTACCCTTTTTCAACAACTCAATATTTTTAGGTGTTACATCAACATGTAATTCTGCCTCACTGCCGGGACCATACTTTTTCCTCCACAGTAAATATGAGAAATTACCAATGTATCCTAGACGTTCAAATTTCTCATTACATACATAGAGCATCGCTACACCCCCACGAATTGAGGTGTGAAGTAAATGGACACCTCTAAATTAGATACAAATTCAGCGGCATCATAGCGAATCAAGTTGTCACCAACATCCACACTTAATTGAATATCGGAGTCATATGAAAGGTAATTAAAGTAATTTATTTGTTGTCCATTACGTTCAAGAATGGCGTATTCATCCCCGCGTTTTGTATTGACAGTAACAACATCCCCACCTTTTAAGGTAGCTTCTATTTTTACAATTCTTCCTGTATCCACTACTTCAATGTAAGGATTAACTACACTTCCAATGGCTTTAAATTGAATGCGTAAAGGAGAGGCTGTATCGCTATCGTTGAATACATTAACCACGTTATTCGGCTCACGGTAGCCCATTTCAATACCGTCTCCTTCCGCATCTATTTCAAGCTCAAATTCAAAGGCAGCTACCCACATAGCAATTTCATATTTTTGTTCTTCTGTGTACCACCAAGGATTAGGACATAAAAACGAGATCATAAATTCTGGCCATATATGCTTACTAACGACAGGAGATTTTTCAATACGGCATTCGATAAAGCGAGTGATGTCACCGTTTGTATACTCTAATGTGAACTTGTTTTTTGGATTAAAAAAGCGTATTAATGTTTGACGATTCATTTCTTTATCCTGTCGTCTTAGCTGGCCCCCCACAACAATGTTTCTTTCACGGACACTAGAACCTTTAATATTGGTGCCATCTTCGTTATAGTTTTTAACGCTATAAAACTCATTTTCTAAAGAGTCAATGCCCTCGGCTGATTGCAAGAAAAAAGGACTCGCCACTGATATTTCTAATGACTGTCCTTTGTTATTGTGGAAGATTAATTTTTCATTAAAGCCAAATGATGTTCTCACGGTTTCACCTCGCTATCAAATTTGTAATGCAATCTCTTTCCAACCGTTTTTGCTTAATCTAGCTGTTTCGTATGGATCAAGTGGCTTAGTACTATTCACTGTTAGGTTATAGTTATTTTCTGTATTGTGTGTTGTGGAAGACGATGTAGTTGCTCCTGGTACCGATTTATAAGAACCATCTGTTACAGCTTTCGCTAATCGCTTAGTAGCTCCTGCAACCTTTCCAACCATGTCATCGATACCCAATACAAGACCCTCACCGATATTCACACCATAACCGCGCATAACACGTGATGGACTATGAATATCTAATGCCGTTGTAAATGCACTGGAAACAATAGCAGCAAGTGATTGTGCAGCATTCAACAAATCACCTTGTTTAGACAGCATTCCATTAATTAAACCACTGACAGCATAAACACCGATATCAGGCATTTCACCCATTTCCGTTTTTACATTTCCTTTTAATGCAATCATGCTGTTACGCCACTCATTTTGATAAATACGTAACTGTTCGGAAGTTTTTGTTTTTAACTCATTGATTTGTTTTTCTGTATTTTGTTTCAACTCTGTAAGCTCTGATTCAGTTTGCGTACGTGCCAATTCGTTCTTTGCCTTCCACAGTCCTGTATACTCGGCTAATTGTTCCTCTGTCAAAGTATTTAATGCTGCTATCTCTGCACCGGCTTTAGGCCCCATTGCTTGTAATTCAGCCAGTAACCCTTCATTTATGCCCTTTGAAGCAAGACTCGCTATATTCTTCTGCCAATCTTCAAAAGCCGTAACTTGCGACTGTAAAGCAGCAATAAGAGTGGCACCAGTAACATCTCGTTGTGCAACCTCATCGAATAAACCTGCAAATGAATAGTACGCATTTCTTCGCTTTTCAAATTCGTCTTCATAAACCTTAGTTAATCGTTCTTCTTCTTTGATATAATCATCATTTAATTTTTTAACATTATCAATGTAAGTTTTATCAATGGACTCTTTTTCTTTATTGATACTTTCTGTCACTTTTTTATACATTTTTTGAACTTCAATTTTTTCTGCTGTTCCATCTTTAAACAGCTTTAATGACTGTTCTAAAATGTGTTGTTCAGTAGCTAATGAAAGTTCATTAGTTGAATCTTTGTCAGCGATGTATTGTTTAAGAACTTTCAATCGCTCACCGGATGCTTGTTCTTCTTTTTTGACCATATCAGACCAAGCTTTGTTGTTGACCTTTTTTAATTTTTCTTGCGTATCTTGTTCAAGCTTTAAAAGTTTTGCATTCGCATTTTCTTTCAACTGTTGAATCTTGATGTTGTCATTTGCTGTAGCACCTTTTTTCTTAGCGCTTATTGTGTTGTTTGCTTTTTTAAGATCTACACCTAGTTTATTTTCAATTTCAAGTTTCTTTTTAGCCGCATCTTGTTGAATTTTAGTTCGCTCTTTTTCAGCTTCATCTGCTATCTTAGTTACTTCAGCTTGGTTGGACTTTGTTGTATCAACTAGTAGTTGGCCAAGTTCTTTCATTGCACTTTCATTACGGGCTTGGGTTGATTCAATACCTACAGCTAGACCTTCACCAACATCTTTACCTACTGCAATCATTACACGGGATGGAGAATGAGTGTCTAATCTGCCGCGAATAGCTTTTTCAATTCCGTCTGCAATACTTTTAGCCTTTTCCCGTACAGCTTTTGCCATTGAACCAATACCATCAATTAATCCCTGAATAATGTCTTTACCAACTTGAAGTAAATCTACATCCTTGAAAAACTGAACGATGTTTTTCATGATTTTTTCAGAAGTTGCCTTAATGGTTTCCCAAGCACCTTTCCAGTCACCTTGAATTAATTTAAGGACAGTTTGGATAATGCCAAGAATTATGTCTAAAGTATTCCCGATGGTTAATTTTATTGCATTCCAAGCGATTTTAACTATTCCGGATATAATTGGCCAAATAATTTGAAAGTGTCCTTTTATGATTCCCATTACTAGTTCTATATTGGACTGAATGTTTTCGAAATGACCTTTAACTAAAGTGAATATTGCCTCGCCATTTTCATCCCAAAATTCTTTAAGTTTATCAAGTTGCTCTTTTACGAAATCAACGACACCACTTAAATGCTCCTCAACTGTAGTCTTGATATATTCATAAGCAGTAGAAGTGATTTCCTTTAATGAATCAGTAACTTTTTTGTAATACTCTTCGATCATATCAAATATTTCGGAATGCTTATTCTTGAATACTTCCCACTTTGATAAAATTTCGCCAGTTTCCCAGTTCACTTTTTCAACATGTTCATCCGCTTGCTTTTGAGCGGTTTCTACAATTTTTTGGTGTTGTTCTTCAGCTAAATAAACAGTTTGATCTTTGGCTCTTGTTGCTTCAGCAATCATCTTATCGGCTTGCTCTGTAGTGATAATTCCAGTTTCATCACGCATCTGAAGTATTGAGGCCATTCTTTTTTCGTAAGTCTCATTCGCTTCCTTAACTACTTCTTCTTTTTGCTTTACAGCATTTTTCACAACTTCTGCTGCTTGTTCTGCTGAAATAATAGAAGCATTTTCTTTCATGCGTTCGAAGATAACTTTTTGTTCTAATTCACTTTCGGAGAACGTTCTTACAGCATTCTCTTTCATACTCTGATTGTAGTTATTAATGACTTCATGCTCGCGCTCTGTTAATTCTCTCTTTTCATCCACAGCCTTTTGCATGATTGCTTTTACACGTTCATTCATGATGTTCTGTTCTTGAAGTTCCTGCTCATTACGTTTTTGAGTAGTGGCAATTATTTTTTGTTCTTCTTCAGTTGTTAAGGCTGATGAATTCATAAAGAAATCTTGTAAATTCGACATTTGTTCTGAATTGCGTTTCTTCATGCCTTCCACAATCTTTTTATTCATTTCATCAAATTGTGAAGTAAGTTCTTTTGCCATTTCAGTCGTTACTTTTGTGGATGTCACATACATATTTGTGACAGATTGAGAGGCACCTTCACTTAGATCAAAAAATCCATTAAGTGCTTCTTTTGTAGAATCAGAAACGCCTTTGCCAAAACGCTCAACGCTTGGTAAAGCATCGTTGCTCATTTGCTTAGCGAAAGCAATCGTACCAATAGTTAATCCGCCTATAGCTGCAACAGTTAATCCGATTGGTCCAGTTAGTGCGGTAAATACAGGTGCTAAAAATGATAGTTTAGCAGTCAGTAAAGCTACAATTCCGCCCGCCTCACCTATTGCTAATGCAAACGTTCCAACTGTAGAAACAATAGTCCCTATACTGGATATGAGTGTTCCAATCACAATAATTATTGGTCCTATGGCTGCGGCTATTCCAGCGATAATAACAATTAGTTTTTGGGTGCCCTCACTAAGGGTTGCAAATTTTTCTATCCATGGTTGTATCACATCAAGTACGCTCATTACCATTGGTATCAAGATGTTACCTAAAGTGATTCCAATATCCACGATTTTATTTTTCAACATTGCCATTTGAGATGCCGTAGTAGCATATCGTTGTGAAGCTTCGTTTGATAATGCTGTATTTTCTTTCCATGCATCTGTGGACGTTGCTACTGCTGATGATAATAAATCACTAGCTCCGGCCATACGCATCATTACATCTGATTCGTATATACCTTTGATTCCCATATCTTTTAAAACTTCTGTAAGGTTCTCCCCACGAGAAGAAATAGTGGCAAGCCCTTTTACAACAGCATCTAAACCATTGATAGCACTTTCATCATAAAGCTTCTTAAATTCACTGCTAGACATTTGAGCGACTTCTGCCCACGTACCTAAAGCTGCTCCGCCATCCATGACAGATGTTTGCATCTTTTTAAGCACCGTTGTCATCGCAGTACCACCCATTTCAGCTTGTATACCTAAACTGGACATAGTACCTGCTAACGCCATAATTTGCGCTTCTGACATACCTACTTGTTTACCTTGCGCTGCTAGTCGCATCCCCATAGACATAATTTCTGCTTCGGTTGTAGCCATGGTGTTACCAAGTCCAACAATTGATGAACCTAAACGGTCAAAATTATCTTGACTCATACCTACGATATTGGCGAAACGAGCAAACTCTGTAGCTGCTTGTTCGCGTGTTAAGTTGGTGGATTCCCCTAAATCAATAATCGTCCGCGAGAAAGATAAAATTTTATCTTCTGCAATCCCTAATTGACCTGCTGATTCAGCTACTGCAGCAATATCCGATGCACTTGCGGGTAGTTCCTTCGCCATATCACGTATGCCTTGTTCAAGCTTTTTGAATCCTTCTTCGCTTGTGTTAACAGTTTTACGAACACCAGCAAAAGCTGATTCAAAATCAACGGCCGCTTTAAATGCACCTGCACCTAATGCAGCAATAGGCGCAGTTACTTTCATCGATAAGTCTTTACCTAGTGAAGAAAGATTGCCCCCTATGGCTTGCATTTTGTTACCGACTTCTTGTAATTGTCGACCTGCTTGTGTCCATTGGGAAGATTGAACACGTAATTCTTCTGTTACCTCTCCGAGTTGTCGTTCCAATCGATTGTATTCAGCTTGTGCCCGGTTAACTGCGTTTGCTTGTCGTTCTATCGCAGCCTCTGACGCTGTTCCACTAGCCACTAATTCATCGTAACGTCTACGTTGCTCCTGTAGCTTTATACTAGCTGCATCGAATTGACGAGTTAGAATGTTCTGCTTCTGGCCTAAACCTTCTACGGATCTACCATAAGCATCTCCTCTTTCTGATAAAGCCCTTAGCTCACTTCCCATTGCTGTCATTCTTCTATTAACTTGGGCAATCGAGCCGTTAAAATTAGCTGCATTTAGACTAAGACTGACTTCTAAAGAACCGATTTCCGCCATATATTCTCACCGCCTTCTTGGCAAAAAATAAAAATCACAACCACGAAATTTCGTCGGCTGTGACTTCTTCTATTTCTTCATATTCATCTGAAAGCTCAAACCAAAAATGGATGTCCATTTCATCGATTTCATGTAATTTATAGCCCTCTTTCAATAGGCTTCTATAAAACTGTTTAATACTTTGATATGGACTTCTTACTTTCCCTCGTTATCTGTGGAGGGCTTAGTTTCTAATCCACCCATATTAAGTACGCTGTTAAATACTCGCATGATTTCATCTTGGAAATTACCAGTTTCTAGTCCGTCCCATAATTCATCCACAGTAAATTGATTGTCAAAGACATTAACTATAAAGCCCATCATTTCATCAAATGTTACTACTGAAATTTCATTACCTTCTTTGCGCATTTCTTCATTCATCTTTAGAGCATTTCGGAAAATACGTGCCTTGATAAAGTCGTTTGTAAAAGTTTTTTCTTCATTGTTAATTCGTAATGTGATTTGCATGTTTCATCCATCCTTTTCGTTAGTTACGTAATTTTATTTAAAAGAAAAGAAGCCCTCGAAAGGACTTCTGTATTAAGGAGTAGGTACGGTTGGTTCAGTAGGTTTCGTTACAGTCGCAAAGAACGTCTCTGCTGTAGCTGTTACCCCTTCATCACGTGTATCAACTGTGTGTTTGATATTCCCGTCAATTAGCGGCAATGCTTCACCACTAAATGGATATACTTTATAGTTTGTTTCGCCTTTTTTACGTGTAGCATTTGATTCTTCACCAGGCTTTAATTTTGCTTTGAAGAACCAAACTAATTTAGATCCTGATTCAAATCCGATAGCAATAGCATTAGGTGAATCATTTGAGTTGGTGATAATACCACCTTCTGCAGACATTTTATGTCCATACCAATCAACTAAAACTTTCGTTGGTAAATCAGCGGTTTCACCCGCAATTGTAATGGAATCCATTTGTGCTTCTTGGTCCACTACACGATCCCCAGCATCTAAGGATGCCTCTGAAAAGTTAGGTGTTAGTGTTAATGAAATGGGCATTGTTAAAGTTTTAACGTCACCCCATGTTTCAGTTTGTTCATTTGTCATTAAAGCATAGTGGATTCTTTTTAAACTAATTTTTTGCGGTTTTTCATTTACCGTTGTCGCTGCCATTTACATGACCTCCTATTGTTTTAATATTCATCAAAAAAGACGAATCGTAACACTTTGTTAAAGTGCGAGTCGCCTTCTTGTTTTGGTGCATCGTATTCAAATGTTCGTTCATAACCTGCTGATTCCATTAATCTTTTAACGCCCTCCACAAGTTGATAGTAATTTGTTTTCGACCAAACGTTTACTTGAATAAGTCGCTTTGTTTCAAACTCTACATCCGCTGCTTCAAGGGCTGGATTTGCATTAACTTCTAAGAACGTAATATATTGATCAGGAATTTTCGAGCCTGTTGGAACACTGTTAAAAATGACTGGCAAATTTAAAGACGTAAGTGTATTCGGAATATGTTCAACAATATCAATCATAATCTCAATGCCTTTCTAATTTCATCAGCCATAGCATTTATTGCTGTTTCCTTACTTCTTTCAAGGCCACGAGTGAAGAATGGATTCGGTGCTGTAGCACCCCATGTTACTAATTGACGCTTGCCATTTTTAAGAGCGTATTTACTTCCTGCAGAACGTCCGAACTCAACTAAATGCGAATGATAAGCTCCTCCGGTGTGAACCTTAGCTTCTCCATCTCTTGCACGTTTAGCTTTGATGTTATTTTTGAGAGACGTAGCACTTAAATTTTCTTTTCTGTCATCCTGGGGTGCTTCTTCAATAACAGCTTCTTTGACAATTTTAGCAGCCTTATTAAGCGCTCTATTTTCGTCTTCCTCTTCTAGTGGCAAATTCATTAGATTCTGTAGTATTGCTTCCATCCCATTCAGTTCTAAGCGCACTTACAACACCTCCGTAACAATGATAGTAAGCCATTGGTTACGTTCATCATCATTCACTAACGATTCAATTTCATAAAGCTTGCCTGCTATTTCAACCCGCATTTCTTCATGAATGTCGTTTCGATAGCGAATGCCCACAATACGTTTACCTTGCCATTGTGTAGCATCAGAATTAAACACTTTGTAACCTTTTTGCGATTTTACTTCTGCCCATAATTTTTTATATGGTGTCCAGTCTTGACTCGGCCAACCATTTACGATTTTCCCTGGTGGGTTAAAGAATGTAACACGTTTATTTAATCGAGCAGCATTATTGTTGTACTGATAATTCATCAGGATTCACCCACTTCAACTGCAAAATCATCGACTGTAAACCGTACGGAATGGGCTGTTGTGCCGTTTTAATTGTGGAAGGCGTAATTGCTATACGATTCTCATAAAAGTGTGTAGCGAGCGTCATAATGGCTAACCGATGTTGTGCAAATACGTCTTTGCCATCCACACTCAAATAGTAGTCAGTTGGTAACTTAACCCCTGCATTTTCAAGGTAAGACTGTGCTGATTGAATAAAAGTAGAAAGGGAACGATTTTCGTCATCCCCATCAATTCGTAAATATTCTTTTAGTTCATCAAGTAATTGCATTAAGCATCACTCTTTTCATCTGTGGAAGACTCTTTAGGTGCTTGCTTTGCAGTAGCCTTTTTAGGCTCCTCTACAGCTTTTAAGAATGCTACCCCATATTCTTCATGGACTTCTGTTAAAGACTCGGCACGTGCCTTGACGAGCTTTTTACCATCAGCTGGGTAGTTGTCACCCACTTCATAAACATGACCGTCATGATTTTTTTCTTGAAATCGATTAATTACTTTGTACATGCAGTTCACCTTCTTTCGTTAAAATAAAAACCCCTATTCCTTTTATTAAGGAGTAGGAGTTACTTCTGCGATACGGAATGCAGAGTTTAAAGAACGTTTTTGATCATACCAAGCAGTTAGTACAAATAAATAATCGCCAGAATCAACATTTTTGTCTGTGTCATAAGTCATTGCATCATAGTTGATACGGAAGAAGTTGAAGTCACCTACAATTGGCTTTACTGCAGCATCAACAAATTCTACTGGTTTACCAATGACTTTTTCTGCAGGTGTATCATAGAAATTAGTTGTTCCATTTGATAAAGCTTTAACGATTGTTAGGTAATCAGCATAGCGCATAACTACTTTCGCGTTTTCACGATAATCCTCATGTAAATCAGCAATTGCGCTTGTAATAGATTCAAATAGGTCTTTACCTGTCACTCGTTTAATATCTGTGCCATTGTAAAACGACATGTGTTCTAATCCAGATTTAGGTGTAGTTGCGAGTGCATCCTTTTTCTCTTTTGCAGCTAAACCTGACTTCAAAGCATTTTCAACAAATTGTGTTAATTCAATATCAGTACCATGAATAACTGTATCAGAGATTTTCACTTTAACTTTAAATTTGTTACGGCCAAAGGCAACAGTATCACCTGTTAACTTCATCTCTTTTGCAGTTTGTTCATCAGTAATAAAGTCATCATCATCTAAGGAATAAGCAATTTTAGGTAGTTCTAACCCTTTAATTGCACTTACCTGTGCAACTTCGCGTAATTGGTTTTTAGCAAATGGCTCATGTACTAATTCATTTTGCATGTTTGTTGGGAAGAATTTATCTCCACCTGTTGGATTGCCACCTGGTAAAGCAATTAGTGCTTTTACATCTTCTGAAATAGTGCGACCTTGAACTGCAGCACGAATAAATTCAGCTTTAGCAGCGATTGACTTTTGCTTAGGGTCCTCAATCCCTGCTGTAATATCTTTTCGTTGTTCAAATTTAGCCTTTTGTTCAGCTTCAAGTTGATCATGTTGAGCCTTAATTACATCGAAACGAGCTTGCATATCGTCCTTTTGTTCTTTCAAAGCTGTAATATCTTCACGTGTTGCTTGTGGATCAATAGCCTTTGCTGTTAAATCTTTATCAATCTTTGCTACTTGTTGACCAATAGTAGCCATGTTTTGTTTTAATTCGTATAATGTTGGCATTTATATGCCCTCCCTTTAGATTAAATTTAGTGAATGTAAATAAGTAAGATTCGCCTTAGAATCTGCAATAATGTTTTGTCTTTCTTCTTCAGTAAGAGCTTCTTCACTTGGCTTTACCAATGCTTTTGGAAGGTTTTTAAATTGTTTTGTCTGCTCATTTGATAAACAAGCAATAGCCCTATTCGCACCTTCTACAACGTCACACAAACCAATATCGTAAGCTTGTTGAGCTGACAACCACGTTTCTTCATCCATCATTCGTTGTATTTCTTCTTGCGAAGTCTTACCATCAATTTTTGACATATAAGTTTCAATTTGCATGCCATTAATTCGATCTAAATCATCCGCTACTTTGCGTAATTCACTAGCATTACCGAAAGCCCCTGTCATTGCATTATGAATCATCAACATTGCATTCGAGGGCATTCGTACTTCATCACAGCAAGCCACAATATCACTTGCAATAGATGCTGCTAACGCGTCAACATGAGCGATTGTACGTGCCTTATGCCGTTTCAGCATGTTTCCAATGGCGATTCCCTCAAACACTGAACCTCCCGGACTATTTACGTATATATGCAGTTCGCTGACGTCACCAACAGCATCTAGTTTTTCTTTGAAGACCACTGATGACATTTCGCCATATTCTTCCCATGCCCATGGAGTAATTTCGCCCAAAATAAAAACATCCGCTGACTTACCATCAACCGATGCTTTAACATCAAAAAATGTTTTCTTTTTACTCATTCTCGTTTCCACCTCCTTCCACAGTTGAAGCAGTAGCAGTGGACTTCCGCAATGCAGGATCCATTTCTTGTGGATATAAGTCACCGGAAATCCAAAGTACATCCGCCTTACCACCCATTGGTGCCAAATCTTCAAGCATACGTACCTCATCCGGCTTCATTGCACCACTACGTAACATAGCTTGATAGAAATTTGTTCGCGCTGCAGTGTCGCCACGCAAAAGACCTCCAAGGTTAAATTTAAAGTACATACCTTGTTTTCGGTCAGCTTTTGTAAGCAATTTACGGTTAAACTCATGTTCGTATTGTCTTACAATAGGCAACAATGTCATGTTTACGAATTGAATCATTAATTGTTCGTTAGATGCCATTGTTCCGCCTTCCACATCATTTAAAAAGGACACCGGCACATTAAAAACATTGGCTACCCTTGAGCGTGTAATTCGCTCTGATGCCAATGTATCGGATGCAAAATATTGTTTTTTTAGTTCAGTTAATTCGACACCAGGCTCTTGAAATAAGATACCGCCATTTTCGGCATAGAATCGTTTGAAATCTGCAATAATACGGTCTCGCTTATCTGTATCAACATTCGCTGCATACTTCAAAATGAATGATTCTTTTTTCTCCATTTCTGATAAGCTAAATTCTTGAACAGCCTTGTCATACTTAATGGTATTAGCCAATACTTTTAGTGGTGATAAACCTCGGATACGCGCTGGACCACGAATATGCTTAACATGTACCATGTCTGTATTAGCTACAAACATCGTTCCTTGTTCTCCTTGGACTTGGTACCATAATAATCCATCATCTTTATTGATAAATTCAGTAACACAGGATGGGTCGAGTGGAACTATTTCATTTGGTTGCATACGTATATCTCGTAAAATAACCGCGTAGCCATTACCTGTTTCATTTCTGCTTACTTCTAAAGCATTTAATAAATCAAAGCTACTCATATTTTGGTTTGGCTCATTTATGAGTACATCTGAAATATCGTTTTGAATCACATCATAATTTTTGTGTAATTTAATAGGTAACGCCGAAATTGTATTGGCAAGTCTACTAATAACACTAAATATCGTTTCATTCGTTGCTAACTGACTGTTATCGATACCCCAAAAGGTTCGTCCAAACCAATTGGAAAAATCCCATGTGGAACCCTTCCAACCTGTAGTAGCCCCCGCATATGCCATATATGCAGAAGTTTTAATTCGTTGCCATAGTTTCAATTTCTCACCGCCTTTCAATTATTCTGATTTAAACCAATTCTGAATCTAAAAATCCAACTATCCCTAAACCATAAATTCTCACTGAATGTATAACTTTATTTAATCTGTTATCGAATCCGTAATATTGAATGATTAGAGACTCTTTGGAAAAATTACTTTGAAATGTTCTCGAAATAAAATCACATAAATCAGATTTACTTTTCATATCAATTTCAGTTTTAAGGCTTTCTTCAAGCGTCCCTTTGTGAAACCTAAACTTTGCCATGTTTTCATCCCTCACTTATAAATCATGAATTGATATAAAGCTGATATTGCCATCTCCACTTTCGAATGTTGCGTATCTAGCTTGAACAAAAGCAGTTATAATGGCTGCTATCGGGTCAATTCTTTCTCTAGACTTTGATTTTGAAAGTTTAATACTTTCATTGGCTGCCATTTCAGCAATGGCATTTCCAACAGCCCAAGATAATACCTTGTCACCAACATGAGTGATTTTCTTTTGATGTTCATTATTTTGATAAACATAATCTCGAAATTCTTTTGTTGGCTCTGATAATGTAGGGAAACCTTGACGAACTTCAACAATTGTTAGCCCATAGTTAGCCATGTTTTGAGCAAACTGCGTGGCACCGTATGGATCGTAGCAAAATAGAATGACATTCAATTCATTGTTATTGATAAAATCCATTATCCATTGCTCTACGAAACTATAATCTACTACTGCACCTGGTGTAACATCCATCCAACCTTTTTCTATCCACACATCGTATGGCACTTTATCTTTCGCTCTACGCTCTGCAAGTGCTTCTTCAGGCATAAATGAATGTTGTCCAACATGAAAGCCATAGTCAGTAGGGAAAACATATCCTACTGAAGTTAAGTCAATCTTCTTCGATAAGTCGACCCCTATATAAACATCACGGCCATTCATCTCAAAAGATTCTATTTTCCCGGCTTTCCACTTATTCGCGGGTATGTAGCCCCCTTCTTTCATATCCACCCATACATTCATTGTTTTTGTTAAAAAGGATCGCATCTTTTCTGGAACATCCAAAGCTGTTTTTAAATCAGAACGAATAGAAGCAAGTCCTTCTTCGTATGTAGCTACAATAGGATTTGCCTTTATCCAATTACTCTCGTCCTTTATGTCATCCCCTGGATCTAATTCGCAAATGATGCCAAAGTAATCATCATTCTCTGTATCATCATCAGGATTTAAAATTCGAGATACATACTCGTACTCAACAAAGCACGGCCGACTTAAATCAAATCCTGCTGTAGTGATAACAAACATTAGTGGCTCTTTACGAGCAACCATCCCTGATAACAATACATCGTAAATTTCAGACGTTAGATGATTATGATATTCGTCCACAATGCCTACTGACGGGTTTTTACCATCACCTGTTTTACGAGTCTCACGGGATAACGGAACAATGACAGAACCGTTGTTAAAGACTTCAATTTTCCCATATGCTTCTTTCCATCTTCCGTCCAAAAGATCACTTGAATTAATTCCGTCACGAACTGCAATATATACCTCATCCGATTGGTCTTTTTGCCATCCAGCAATATACATACGTTGTTTTTCATTGCCTAGGAATGCAATGTATGAACCGACAATTGCTAAGAACTGTGATTTGGCATTTTTACGTGCCAGTTGAATATATACTTTACGGAAACGACGAGCACCATTTCTCTTTTTTTTAAAGCAAAAAATATTTACAGAAATGAAGAGTTGGAAATCATTTAACTTAACCTTTTGACCAGACAGTACACCTTCAACATGTTCAAACTCATTAGCCCACCAATAAAAATCCTCGGCCACTTCTTCATCAAAATAAAAAGGACTGTCATCACTTTGACAATCCTCATAATCTTTTAAGAAGCGTTGAATAGCCCATTTGTGTTTAATACTAGCCTTAATTTTTCCACTTAGAATATCATCACAATAATTAAATACACGTTCTAAAACCCAATTCATAATCTATCACCAAACCGCTTTTGGGCCTCGCTTTTGCCCTCCACAGTTGAAGGGGAAGGGATAACCAATTTTAAGCGAGATGTAATAGTAAGACCAAGATCGGCAGCTGCGGAACGACATTCGTTAAACAATGTATTTTTGGTACGTTGTAGTTTTGGATAATCCTCATTAGCAATTACTATTTTTTTACCATTCTCTTGTTCGATTGTTTCAGTTGGCTTTATTTTTCGTATATCTTTAACCAACTGCAAATACTGATGTTTTGAGTCTAAATATCTTGCTAATGAATCAATATCAAGCTCACTGAATATTTCAAGGGCAACCAGCTTTTCAGCAATATCAGCAAACTCTTTCTTTTGTGCTGCTGTTAAATACGACGGAATTTCAATGTTTTCTGTAGGCCCACGCATCTTTTCTTCATGATTTTGACGCTTTTTTATTTCGTCTTTTGTTAAATGCTTAGACCGCCCATTCCCTAGAATCACTTGCAACGGCTGCTTATTTCGACCTGCCATACTATCACCTCACTTTCATATTTCGTTAGATTTCCGAAAAAATATTTTAAAAACGGGTTTTTCTGCACGCTTTTTTGGCATCCGGTGTAAGTTGTTTGTGATTTTCACACAATTCAAGAGGGGGGCTATCCCTCTTTTCTCTCCGAACCTGTCTTCTTGTTGTGGCATGACTGACAAAGTAGCTGTAAGTTATCTTCATCTAATCTCTTATTCCAGTTTTGTTTGATTGGAATGATGTGGTCAACAATGGTTCCGACTGTTATTCGTTTTTGATTTAGACATTCAATACATAATCCGTTATCGCGAATCCGAATCAAGTCCCGTGCACGCTTCCATGCAGATGAAGAGTAGAATTGTTTGCTTCGGTCGCTTCGGTGATACTTATCGTAATAGCGATTGTTTTCGGCTTTGGCTGTCTTATGTTGGTCACAGTAACCGTCACGTGTTAGCTGTCCACAAGCAGGCTTGTTACATGGTCGTAAAGGTTTACTGTTCATGTGTTGTCATCTCTTGCTTGATGGTATCCATACGGTTCTTGATGTCTGCCTTTAGCTTGGACTCCTCTTGCTTCAATTGGTCTAGCTTATCGCCATCAGCCCACTTCATCTTACGGTGTAGCTCTCGCATCTTTGATTGAAGCTTACGTATTGATTCATCTGTATAAAAACAGACATACTCACGTCCACAGTTAGGACAGGTGAAGTATGTCTTCTCGATAGTGTTATGAGGTTTGTCTTTCTTAAAGTGTTGGACGTAGAACTTGTGACCGCATGACTTGTTGCACTTAGCATAGATTGGTTCCATGTTATTCACTTCCTTCCATCTTACAAAGAAGGTTATCTCCATCTTGTATTGGATTCAATCCATGTTGCTTTCGTATTTCATTAATGGTAAATGAATTATCAATCCTATCCAACTCATCAGCCAACGCACCAACATGCTTTGCGATTGCTCTAAGCTTTAACTTAGATTTGTCATCGAAATTTAAATCAATGGTGATTGTAGACTTTGGTTTTGACGGTTGTTTCTTTAAGTCTCTGTAATATGGTAAGTTCTTATCTTTTTCCTTGTCATAAGGCTTAGGCAAGACAGGTCCTCCACAAATAGGACAAGACAAACCATCCAAATGTCTACCTTTAAATACATGAGACGAGTCATTCATACATTCACAAACTTGCATTGTTCATCCCTCCTCTTGTTTAAGCGATTCATCTAATATACTGTTAACTAATTTTTGCACTGCACTTGGACCAATCTCACTCATTTCATTTGGAGTTGAATTACCTGCCAAATCAATTGCCATTGCATCAAGATTGCTAACTGATTCTTTTCCGCATAGTTCGATAAGTACTTCAACACCTATACAATCAGTAACCATTGATACTAATACAATCTTTTCAGCCCTTGTTAATTCCATTGTTCAGCCCTCCACAATTCATAATTACTTGCAAAGCCCATCCGATACATCCATCGGACTTCATGGCATAATAAAAAGCCACGCTCAAATGAACGTGACTTCTCATTTATTATCTTGAAAGTTTATACACCACATACTGATTTAACGATACGCCCTCAGCTTCCGCATCCAATGCTAATTGTTTGTGCAATGATTTAGGAACACGCACATTGAACTTTCCACTGTAATCTTGGTCAACTGGCTCAGGTATCGGATCGCCGAATTCTAGTTTGGTTTCAATAGTCATTTGTAAAACTTTCTCTAAATCTCGATAGGCTTCTTCGATGCTGTCCGCTGGCGTGTGACATCCATCTATTTCTTTGATGTTAGCCCAATAACCTGACTCTGTTTTACGCACTTGAAATGTATACGGCAACGACAAATAATAATCTAAGTCTTTTTGATTTTTCATGTGATATGGCTTAAGATAGAAAGGGAAAACAGAAGGGGAATTTACTCCCCTATTCTGTTGAGTGCATCCTTCACAGCTTGAATGTCTACTGGATTTTCACGCTTGATGGTTGTTAGAAGTCCTTTTTCATTTCGGAACTGGTGATGTGAGCCTGCAACTCTTACTACCTTGTATCCGTTATGTTCAAGGACTTTTTTTATTTCTGCGAAGGTTATGCCCTTTGGTTGGTTTTTCATCTTTTCGATGATTTTCTCTATCTTTGCCATGTTTCACCTCCCACTATTATAGTACCATATATAGTACCGTTTTGCAAGTGTTTAGTGGAAATATTTATAATAAAAAGCCATACCCATTTGGATATGACTCATTTATTAACTTTCGCATCCATATCATTTTTACGTTTAACAATGTCCTCTTTAAAGAATAACCTATCTCTAGGTAAGTCTTTGATTGGATTGAGTACGCCGCGCTGCACTAGATTATTTAAATTCTGTCGCGTGCATTGTAGTATTTCCAGCGCTTCAGTTGTATTAATTACTTCACTTTTAATGTATTCGGTTAAGTCATCACGATTTTTGAAAGAGTAGTTTTCTGCCATTGATTGCACCACCTATTTTTTGTTACTTTTAATCATTGTAACAATTGTTGCGCCGATAACCAAGACCGTGGCAACTGTAAGAATTATAGTAATAGTCGACATGTAAATCACCTCGGCTTTTCATTTTGATTGTATATCAATTGGATTTCATTTATATTTAATGTGAAGGCTAAGGGTGTGAGCCTTAACCTTCGTTTTTAAATTTTCTTTTGGACGCTACTTCTTTGAAGTGGTGTCTTTTTCATTTTCTTTGCTTTTCTTGCTGTTTACTTTTGCTGTCTGCAAGTTAACTAGTGCGATTACTAAGTTAATGAATGCTGTTAGCGCTACTACTCTTTCAAGTTCCATTTCCTTACCCCCTTTCTATACTTTAATTATAGCATTTATATTTACTCACGTCAATATAATTATGTAAGTTTTTTCTATTTATTTTTGTAAAAAAAGGTAGGAATAATAAAAAGCCACACCCGTCTAGGGCGTGACTTATAATTTTTCTAAGCATAAACAGCTTCTTTTAATTCTTGTTGTAAAATTGTTACATAAGCTTGTTCATAAGTATCTTTTACTTTGTACCTAAATTTAACGGCAACACGTAGTTTGAACGGATTGTCTAGATACCATCTAGCTAAAGTTAAAACCAGTTCGTTATAAGAAAATGCTCCGTTTTTGTAAAGTAAAATAAAAATCTTTATTTTACTGTCTAAAATCTTCCTCATAACTTCTCTGTCTTGTACCGATATCTCTGGGTCTTTCTTTATAGTCTTCATTACTCGATGTCGATTCCTGTGAATATCGTTTACACCTTTGAATGGCATGACTAAAAATAAATAGAGAAGATTAATAGAAAGAACTGTAGCTGTTATAACATCTTTACAAAACGAATGGACGTTTACAAAATTGAAAGCTAAAAAGAGTAAAAGTGCTACAAACACTGCTATCATTACATTTTCTACTAAAATCATATCCCTCACCCTTTCATACAGCCTCTTGTTCTTTGGAACTAGGGGTAACATTAACTTTATCAGCATTCTTTTGAAGGCCAACCATATGACTAAACATAATTGTTGAAACGAATGCAAACACATAAGCTATCGTTGCGATGAGTATGTATTTATCATACCCAATTTCTAGGTGAAATGGCAACCAATATTCCTCATTAAATTGAAGATTTTTTGTTTTAACATCCATTTTTATTATTCCGAAAATCCCCAAAATGTTGCACACCATTGTAAATACCCCGTATCCATAAACACCTCTGATAATAAAATACACAAAACGATCAAACTTTATACGCAACAATTGATGTAGTTCTAAAAAATAAGGGGTAAAAAAAATTGTATGTGTTATAAATAAATTTTTTAAATCAGTTGGCATTCCGCCTACATAATTTATTAAAAATAAACTTAGTAAAAATATTACTAGTTTAATTGTTTTCATGCGAAATCCCCCTTACCTAGAAACTGTTAAACACAATATACTATATTACTACAAGATTTTACAGTTTTCCATATAAAAAGTAAGTGAGATTTCAATTTCCACATCGCTTGTTTTTAGCAACACACGTACAAGCGAACGTGTTTATTATTGTAGATAATATTTTTTAACGCATTTCCGTACGCTTTTGAAAACTTATCACAATATCAATTTACAACGTTTTTTAGCGAAGTTCACTATACCTCACAATTACGCATATATCCTAATTAATATTAATTACTAATAATTTTTCTCCAATTCGACTATAAAATAAATCATTTCTTCAACATATTTAAGTATTCCCTCGTTATCTTCAATTTCACTTTCATCCATATCTCTTTCAGATGGAGCATCTAATAACACTTCTTTGTCTTTTAGCATTTCCGTTTTACGTTTAGCTAAAAAAGCTTTTATAACTTCTCTAGTGTTTTTAGTTTCATTATAGTAAGATGATTCTTCTTTTAATATTTGTTCTAATTCATTTAAGGTTTCAGGGATCATTCCTTTTCTAATTTCTTCTGTTTTCCCCAAATAAAAGTACATAATATTCGAATCAAGCTTATTTGAAAATATTTGATATAAATTCTTCTGAATCATTTGTTTGTCTCCTAATCTAAAAGTAATTGAAAATAAACTTTTAATATTATTAAATCACTTTTAGGATTAGCGTTATATAGTACGTTTTTGATAACTCACATTTCTGTTACATCATCCAACCAATTCGTTTAGCTGTCATGTCAATTAATGCATTGCGTTTTCGTAGTACACGTTGAACAGACATATATAATTCATCTGCGATATGCTGCCATTCATAACAGTTGTTTTCTGTGTCCCAATAACGCATATCGACAATTGTTTTTAAGTCGTTATCAAGTTCTTTGTAAATGTCCTCCACAGTTTTTACGATTCGGCTTAAATTTTGATAGTAGACATCATTCATTAGAACTACAGCTTTGTTATGTGTAGGATTGGATATTTTACTACTCTTGGCATTAAAGTTTAAGGCATCTTCATTGTGTGGATTTAATAACTCCCATTCCCGATATTTTAATTGTTTTTTATAGACTTCATAATCAGTCCAGTACTTTTCAATCGTTTGTGTTTCACTACGCGATAACGTAGGCATGTGCAGCACCTACCTTGTTTGTTTATTTCTTTTGTAACTAAATACCGCAAAACCCTTCACACTCGTTCATAAAATCATCAAAGGTGAGTTGATCCTCATTTAAGTTGACTTCCCTTAGAGGCTTTCTTGACCTGTGTAAATACAATTCGCTTTGATACTTCAATCCATTTCTTATTGCATCATCTAGTTTACACGCTGACTCGAATTCTTCTGGATTTCCTTTTTTAATCGAAAGCCAATGTTCATTATCATGAAATGGACAAATTATACATGCTGATTTAACTGGTGTGAAACCTAACTCTCGTTCTACATAAGCTACACACGCTGAACGGTCAATGTTTGCATCCCACACTAAAGGATGTTCAGCTTCAATCCACTTATCACTTATCGGTTTAACACGTTGTATCTCGTCTGTGCTAATTCCCTTCCACATGTGGACTATCTCTTTAACATGTTGTCTTGGCTTGTATCCTAACAACGTTCTGACCTTTTGTTTTATAACTTCGATTTTATAGTCATTAGTGCATTGTCTTTTACCAATTGCCTCTAGCATCTTGCCTCTATCTAATGTATGAAAAGGTAAACTTGAAACCCGTTCTCCTGTTTTTGTTGCTCTTAGAATATCATCGTAAATATTGCCCCTACTTGTAATGATGATTTTTTTATTGTATTTCTCCTTAACATACTGGCGAACTTTATTCACCTGATCTATGACTGCTTTTGGCTCATTGCCTGTATCAGCAAAAATTATATAGTCAGGAATAACTCCATTTATCTTGCCCTCTAATGCCATCAAGGTTAAAGCGATAGACTGTGTTCCTCCACCGAACGAAAGAACATGTACATGCTTTTTACCATCATCATAATATTTCTTAATCAAGGGTTATCACCTCTATGCTAGATCTACACGCTTTTTACTATCCTCAACATTGAATGATTCTGGATAACGCATTTTCAATTTATCGATGTTCATTTTGCAAATATGTTCTAGTGATGAATCGAACATTTCAGAAAGTACAACCAAGTTTTGAATTAACATTTTTAATGCCAAAACGATCTTACTTGAATTTAATTCATGTCTATGAAACACGAATTTCTTCACTTGTTCTGAGATCTCACCTGATAGGATGATGATTTTATTGATTATGCTTTCTCTTGTTCCTTCCACCGTATAATAAGCAAGTGGCTCGTATGTTTCGTCTAAGAAGGTTAGTAGTCCAAAGGCATAATGCGATACATCACCCATTTCTTTTAAAACTGCCTCACGATCGTTAGCAGCACTCAATACCTCTGCACATTCCCCAATCAAACCCATAGCGTAATTTGTTAAGCCGTGTTCTATATGAATATGGTTTTTCGGTACACCTTGAAATGGCATTGTTCGTTTTGACAACTCTTGAAAATTATTTAGATTCATTTTGTAGTTCCTCCAATTTCTGTTTTAGTACCGTCAAATAAACAAGCTCGTCCATTAACTCTTGTCTAGCATGTTCAATCCATTCAATAGTTGTGTAATCCATTGGATTGACTGTTGTACCGTACTTCGCAAGACCTTTTGCAGTCTGTAATTCTAGTGAATTTTGAATCTCTCGTAATACTGGATTAGCTAAAATTTCATCTTCAATTGACATTTATACGGCTCCTCTCTTTAGTCTAGTTGGTGGATTCTTAATATTATTTTTCGTTTTCCAATTAGATAAAGTAGGTGGCGAAACACCAATTTTCTTAGCAATTTCTTTATCTAACATGTTTTTAGATTTATAGTACAAATATTCTTTGACAGTCAGGTTTGCTTTGTTTTCAAAAGTTAATTGTTCATCATCTGATTGAAATAAATAATACTCTTCAAGAACTTTGTTATTTCGTTTACCTAACAACCGATTAAGTTTCTTCCCATGCTGTTCAATCTTCTTACAATGAACACACGTTGTCTTTTTCGAGTTATTGTTATTACATTTGCAAAGCACCAATAATTTATCGATTTCACGCAATACTTCTTTACGTTTATTAAGTAAATCTGCATCCATGTACATTACACCCCCCTCTCTCAATACGCATGTTCATGACTATCAGAAAACACCTTTCTTCAAAGCTAATTTCATATGCTGTTTGAACCGGTTGTAAATATTGTGACCAATCATTTTTTTAGACATTGGAACAATTTCGAAATTGTACTTTGCTTTAAATGATTCCAATCGACCTTTCAAAGCTTTCGGATCATAGGCGCTACGGTATTTTCCAGTAGCTATTTTTTCGTCAAAATCTAATTCTTCAACGAACAATACAAAACGGCTCCCTTGACTACGAATCAATTCATTTTCAAATGCATGTTGTGTATCTTTTTGTAAATTACCAGTTATCTCATCAACACCATTTTTGCGTTCAACGAAGCTATTGAGATAAATATCTCTTGGTATTCCCATTTCATCATTTTTAGGAATGAGACATCCGTAATCACCGACATCTAGTTTTTTAATTCGATATGGTATATCCCGCGCTACGAAATATTCTCTAATATGGTCATTCGATTTCTCGCGAGTGTCTATTACGATAGTGAGTGTTTTTATGATTTTATCTATTTCGGTATCGGTGTAAGCGTAGTGAATCATTGGGAATCACCTTCAAACCCTTTAGCGAAAATCGCACAAGTAGCTACAGCATAAGCACAGAAAACCTCTAATTTACCTGGTGAATAACCACATAAAATAGCTATAATCATCACAAGCCATGCAATGCCAAGAAACTTATACATGTTCATTCTCTTAACCTCCTCTTTTTCGGTCGAAATCAGCACCGTACAGACGCTGTAATAACAAACTGGATGTATTTATCACTAGTCCTCTAAAACGTCTTAAAACGGCTGTAAATCACTTATTTTGATTAGCGTATAAAATAGCACGCTCGTACAATTTTTTCTTCATGATATTTGAATCTTCATTTTCGAATTGTCGATAATCCTCATAGATGTCATTCCATCCGTTTTTAGCCAATGTTTCTTGCCACTCCATGAACAACATCAATGCTTCAACGTCCGCACATATCCATTCATTCAATTTCGGATTGTGTTGCCATCCACAAGCTTGATGTACCATCTTTTGCATTGTTTGATCAATTCCACTGGCACCTTCCCACGATTTAAGCCACGCTTTTATATCTTCAAAAATTGTCTCTCCAGCCTTTATTGCATCTGCTGGAATGTTATCACCATGATCTATATGAACATCATTATTTTTCAGATAAATCGTTGCACCTGATTTCCAAATGATTGATAGAAACATTAAGACTTGCAATCTATCACCTCACAATTAATGAATAGTTAAAAATCCGTTATTAAATTGTTACGGAAAATCACTACAAATTATCGAAGTGTTACTAAAAATAACTCGTTTGAACCTTAGAGCCACAAGGGTTTGGAGATTTTCGTTATTTTTATTACTCGTTCTGGGGATTACGCTCTATATATAATATATATTTATATTTTTTTATTTTTTATTAATATACAAAACAAATAACAAAAGTAATTATTATCAATAAAAATAACCTTCAAACCGTTGATATATATGGATTTCTAAGAGATTTTAAAAGTGTTACTTTTCGTAACTTTTTCTTCGCTTTCATCGTTTTCTAGTAATTCTTGTTGGGTAAAACTACTTTTTCGTTCTATTAAAGTAACACCGAAGATGAAGTATTTATTTCCTGTACCACGTTCACGTTTAAAACCTTGTGATTCTAAGATTCTATAAAACGCCCGATTTTTTAATTGATGCTCACCATTTTTATAGCACCAGTTGGAATAAACCTCGTATAACTCTTTTGCTTCAATTTTGACTCCATCTTGCTTATAGCAACGCTCAAACATAAATGGTCCTAAAATGTCCATTTCATCTTTGTAATCACCAGTAGCTTTCATAACAATCCTTGGCTCATTTAGCCCCTTCTGCTGCCACTTCAAGCAACCTTCAATGGCCCAATTCAAAATACCAGGCATTTCAAGTGACAACTTTTCAGGAAGTTTTTTATCACGCTTTTCCTTTGGAAGTTGGAGGTTAAATGGAATTAATCGAATACGTCTCCATATACCTTCGTCAACACCTTTGATTACTGGTTTATGGTTTGTTGTAAAGAACACCTTGAACTCTGGAATGAATTCAAAATATTCTTGTCGTAAGAAACGTGCTAACACCGGCTCTCCACCTGTAATTTGCTTTACGAAAGCCTCCGACAATTGTTCTCCATCTTCCGATTCAATAGCTGATACGAAACGGCTACCGACCAATCGGGCAATGTCATTGTTCGCTCCAGTTTCCTTTTTCTTAATAAACGTGTCCGATTTAGCTTGTTTGCCGTATTCGCCCATGAGGTCCTTAATTGTATTGATAAACGTTGATTTACCATTGCTCCCCCCTCCAATTAGGAAGACCATGATTTGTTCACTTATTTCACCTGTTAAGCTGTACCCTATTAAACGCTGCATGTACTCAATTAACTCTTTGTCACCCTGAAATATTTGATCTAAGAAATTTAACCATTCAGGGCATTTTTCTGATTCATCAAACATGATGTTTGTGATTTTTGTTAATCGAAGCTCACGATCATGTGGTTGCAATTTGCCTGTTTTTAAATCTACAATGCCATTCGCAACATTAAATAAATATTTATGTTTATCAAATTCTTCGCGATCACCTGGTACTAACGACATTAAAAATGACAAACTATTTTTATGAACATTTAATCGTTCGCACATCTTCGCCCATTTTTGCTCACCTTCATCTTCGGATTTGTATAACCCTCGCAAGACCTTGGCTGCAATTCGATAAATTTCTTTTCTGTTATCAATCTTCCATCGCTTACCGTCCCAAATGAGCCAACCCATGTCATTTACATATTTGATTGCATGGCCATATTCATCTGCAATTCGTTCAGCGTTTCCTAGTTCAGTTAAACGAAATTTCTTTTTCGGTTTTTCCTCCACAACCTCTTCATCACCACTATGGAAGTCAAACGAAAATTCTTCATAATGTTGCTGGTCTAACACTGTTGAGGTAGTTGAAGTAATAGCCATTGCTATAGTACGTTCACCATACGTTTCGTTCGTATCACGGAAATGAATAACATCCCATTTATCACGCATAAGGCCTGTTTCGCGGAACATTGCATCCATACGTGTAGCACTTTTCCCCGTCCAGAACGCAAGGTGGTTGGATAGTGCTAAATCGCTAGATGAATGATCATCATTGATTAGATTGCCATTGTATAAGCTGCGTATCTCATCACCGTTTTTACTACGAAACATCTTCTGCCAAAGTGATTCATTGGATAGTTTGATTTCATCCTTTTCAAACTCAGCCAAGTTGACACGCCCTTGAATATCGCTGTCGTCAAAGTACTGTTCAAAGATTTCAGCCAGTTCATCTGTACGCTCATAAATTTCGTTTGAATTTTCGCGATTACCCGTGAATGAAAAATAGCGTCCATATGAATAAATTTCTATTCCGTGTCTAGTATTTTTACGACCTGTACCTAATATTGATTGTGGAAGGTTACCCCGAATGATGATATGAATACCTTTGCCGGATGGTGAAAACTCTGTGTAACTGTCTAATGTATCAATGATTTCCGTTGAAAAAGTGTTCGGTTTATCATCCGTAACACAATTATCCAAGTCGATTCCAATATAATTATCTTGTCTACTAAAAACGAACCCTATGCCGTCATATTCACCCTCTAAATAGTTTTTGACTGCCGTTGCAAAAGTAGACCAAGTTCGACGGTTATTAGCTTGAGCCATTTCACCATTTGCTTGATATGGAACTTTTGTAGGTTTACCATCACGTTCTTCCTTGCGCCAAAGTATCCACTGAGGTAAGGATTTAAGTTCTGAAGGTATTTCATTAAAGTTATAATTTTCATTTTTCACAGTTATTCACCTTGAGTTCCGGAAAATTTAGAAGTGCCTTATCGCCATAAAGTTCATAAGATTTTTCATCATACGCTAAAGCTGCTTCTCTCTCCGTATTAAACGTTCCTAGATAATGCACTTTTTTATTCTTAGTTATCCTCGCGGAATAACAATTCCCATTCTCTGAAACACCCCTAGAATATACTTTTTTGTTTTTAGATGATCTTGGTTGTGTTACTAAGTTTTTTTCTAATTCCAAACTGTTATCTCGTGTGTCAATCCCGATAATATTTTGATAACAACCTTCACCCCATAAATTCAAAGCTGCTTTATTCCAAGCCACTGCAGCTTCGTCTTCGGTAATAAATAAACCTAAATACTTTCGACTTAAACGAGCTTCCCACTTTTTATTCTGTTTATTCCAAAAAACACCACGATATTTTGATGATGAATTTCTTCTACTTCGTTTAGTTAAATTTGCTGCGATATTCTTTGGAACGGCTTTTAAATTACATTTGCGAAAATCTAATTCATCTGAATTAATTCGCACTACCAACTCATCACTTTCACAATTTAGGATTTGTCTTCCTAATGTAATTGTTCTTTTTTTGGAAATACGTCTTTGGACATCAATTATGTGGACTCCGGTTTGGCAAGCATTCCAAACAAATTCATTCAGTCTATTAAAATCCTCATCATCTACAATGGCTACCATCCCATTTTGTAATGGAAGTTCTTTGACCACCTTCTCACCTCATTCAATGATTTTTTGTATAAAAATAGAGAAGTCCGCCTAAAACAGACCTCTCTATTTAGTTTTATTAGAATGGTAAATTGTCTTCGTTAATGTCAATTGGCTTTTTATTATTAGCAAACGGATCTTCATTTTTGGATACCTTAGAAGGTGCTACGAATGAAACACGTGGATATTTACGTTCCTTGTCGTTTCTGTCTTCCACATGCTTGATATACACTAATACGTTTTTACCAATGATATTTTTAACTACCTCATCTAATTCAAGGCTTTGCTTACCGCTGTAACCGCAGGCCACTAAGAATGAGTTTTTTTTATTTTCGGTTTTTTTAGCGTATTCTGGATTAGTACTACTTAAATAAAGCGTGTTATAAAGAACTTTTGCTCCTTGATGTTTTTGGTCAACATCAGAACGAATTTCTACATCGAATCCAATTGAATATTGACCTTGCCACTCTTTAGCCTCTGCATTAATTATTGCAGCTTCATATTTTCCTTCTGCTACTAATTGAAATTCACCAGTTGATACATTTTCTTCATCAAAATTAATTTTAAAACCCATAATTATTTTTCCTCCTTGTTATCTGTGGAAGGCACATGGCCAACCTTGAAAATATTTTCTTGCGAACATGCCTTACGATCATCCAATTGATTCTTAGCGAATAAATAATCAGTTGGTTCTAAAATAAATCCACGCTTTTGCGTTTCTGGATTGATAACTAATTTACCGACTACATGACAAAGACCCATAAAGTTATTCAAAATCTTGTCTCGCATGTCTGGATATGAACGATTGACAGCTTGACCACTAGGCAACTCCCATTTATCTGTTGTTTCCCATGCAGTAAATACCACTCGTTTTCCTAACGTTTGGATAAACCGAACACTATCTATGATGAAGAAATCAATTTGTTGATAATTGGCCATCGATGGTACTCGGTTGTTTTTGCCGTCACGACCTAAATTACCGAGCATAGATCGAGTTAACTCTGAAATATTATCAAATACTAAGTTGTCGTATTTTGATAAGTCAGTACGTGCTAAATCTCGCATGAGCGCGTTCCATTCTTCCCAAGCCTGATGACTATTGAAATCAACAATGTCGATATTCTCGCAACCTTTTAAAACTGAATGTGTTTTATCAAGGGGAACATATAATGTTTTGCCCTCTAAATATTTGATGGTGGACGTTTTGCCCATACCAGGTGGAGCATAAAGTAAAAACGTTGAAGCATCTATTTGTATATCAGTTGCACTTGAAACTTTCATATTGCCTTCCACACTCCTTTTCTATTAAAATGGCATATTTTCATTAGCATCATCTTTTTTCTCTTCAACCCCAGCGAATGGATCTTCGAAATCTGGTAATTTTTCATCCTCTCCATTCAATTCATCGATAGTTAATTGACCATCTGGCGCATCATCATCCTGCTTACCTTCCATAACCTCTTTAGGTGTGCCGTATTGGTAAGTTAAATCAACAAGGAAATATTGACCATATTTGTTGTATTTCTCGCTGATTTTTTTCATGATTAGTGCTTCGTTTTCTTTCGCTTCGGTAACAATTTCTTCAGCTTCTTCCGCTGTATCTGCATACCATTGTTCTTTTTGATTGAGTAATTTTTTCAAGTGTTTATCCCCCTATCGAATACTTAACGATTGATTTTCAACAAGTTGAGCACCTTCAATTTGCTTACCTACTTTTAATGCTTTTGCTAGTTCAGCACGGCTGATAGTTTTCTCCACCTCAATAAACTGTGGAGGGATAGCAGCATCATTTTCGATTTGTACTGATGTTGATTTACGGAAACTGAATGTGAATTTCTCTGTTTTCAATCGCTTCACACCTTTTGCATCTGGCTCAACTGTTTCTAAAGTTTCAGCCATACGTTCTTTCATTCGAGCAATAGCATTTTCGTTGTACTTTCTACGTTTAGCAAAACGTTCTTCTTCGGCTTTAATGCCAGCATTTTCATTTTCTAAATTCTTAATGACCATTGCATAACCTTCCAATTTGGCTTCACGTTCAAGTGAGATAGTGTCCATGTAGCCTTTTAATTCTTCTTCATCTGCACCATCCAGTATTAATTGCTGAAGGTTATACATCATCTCATTTAGTTCTTTGAGAGTGTATATGCTCATGATTCCACCTCGTAAATAGCGTTAGTGTCGTTGATGATTGTGTACCATGTTTCTGTTGGTAAATAACCACCATCTGCTGTTTCTCCGTTTAATGACTCAAACTCGTTATCTATAATCGTAAGGTTTTTACCTGTATCGTTAAGGTCATCTACTTTCCAACGAGTATGATTATTTTTATTATTTTTACGTGCTAACAATTGACCAATTGCTACAGTCGGCTGCACCGCCTGTTCAAACTCACTCACATCAAGACCAAGCGCTCGCCCTATTGCAATGGCTTTTCCAATGTGTTCGTTGAATACGTCATTTGGTGAACATTTTGCACGACCAACATTAGATGGTTCAACAATTCTTCTTTCGTTAGATACCAACCAATACACAACAGCTGTTATTTTTCCTTCTTTTACAAAGAAATCTACTTCATAATAATTATCACGATATGTGCTATTACCTTTTTCCGCAGTGCGATTACTAGTTCTTCCATTCGCCAAATTTTCCTTAACAAACTTCTTCGCCTTCTCAATAATCTCAGCACGTTGTTGATTTGGTGTTAGTGGTTTGTCCTCCACAGTATTAGTTGTGGAAGGCTCAATCGATTTCTTACCACGTAATTCATGGACGATTAGCTTTAATTCAGCTACTTCTTGCTTTAATGGACGTAGTTCAGCTACTTCATTTTCTAATGCTGTGATACGTTGATTTTTAGTAGGTTTCGCTTCAACTATTTCAATATATTTGTATTCCCAATCACAAATAGTAAATGGATTAGAAAAGTTGTCTGCAATTTTAATGTGCTCTACGTAACCTCCACACTTTTCGTGAAAAGAAAGAATTTCGTATTCATTACCTGTTGTTAACCTACCAGTGCCGTTTCCACATATTATTTTTGCATCTAAGATTCGAACCTTATCCCCAACATTACTTACATTAAACTTTGTCATTTCGCATCCTCCTGTGGTAAAATACCAGTGATTTGATTTTGATTTATTTTTTGTATCTGCTTGTCATCGGTTGCAGCCTTTGACAAGTTTTTTTGTGCCTTGATTTGTGCATTCTCTGCATCCTCAATGTCTTGCCAGTAATCCGATTCACGGTCATATACATCAGCGTGTGTGTAGCCTATACGCAATCAATCACCACCTTCCAATACTTTTCGAGCGATTTCACCATTGTCTTCCGTAACGTCAGACGCGTAATCCCCCACTGCAATACAATATGGTTCGTAATGTTTTGTGTCAGCGTAATATTCAAGTGCTTTACGTAGACGTTTATTTTCATCAAGTAGTGTAAGAATGTCAGTTTCATCTAAAAGACCAGCAACTTTATATAGATGCAGTTTAGAAACTTTAAAAACAGATTCTAATTTTGATAACATTTCTAGAGAAACGTTTCTATCACCCAATTCAATTTGGGATAAATATGTTTGGGATAAATCTATCTTGTTAGCTAGTTGTTTGAGTGTCATTCCCTTTTCTTTCCTCAACCTGCGAATTTCTTCACCAATCATCAATTTCACTTCCTTTCAATCTTGTGCAGCACGTTTAAGCGCCAATTTTTTAAGCAACGTTGTATACATTGCATCTTCTAACGGTTGTCCCTCAATCCTGTGGATGCCATTCTTTTTCAACTGTTCAATGACTGCATTACGCTGTAATTGCTTAAGCATAATTGTCACGTTTTACAACCTCCAACGCTGATTCAACACCGTCAATGTAATCTCTATGTTCCTTGTATTCTTTTACTAGATTAGGAAGTGAACTGTCTCCGAAAGGTAATCCATCATGGACTAATACTTCTTGGATAATTTGTTCACCTAAGTCCTTTAGATGATCTCGTGAATCTACAAGTAACTGATTTAAGTCCTCCACAATCTCCTTATTAGCATCAGGGAATTCGAGTGCTTCTTTGAGATTAATTACACTCGCGCCTTCTGGAACATACGGTGCATGCTTGCTGTCGTAATGCGTTGTTACTTTACCTTCTGCATCTAAAACTTGTACACTTGTGAACTTGTCCTCATTGATATTTAGACCAACCACTGATAACTTCGTACCTTTAACATTTAATATTGCTTTCATTCTAGTAACCTCCAATAGATTGATAGTTTTATTTTTGACGTGCTGATAGTGCTTTGTTAAATGCATTACTTATCAAAGCCAATCGTTCTTCAATCGGTAATGCTAACCATTCAGATACTTTGATTTTCAATTAACTCACCTGTCTTTCAATAGATTTCACATTGTATGGATCAGTTAAATCTTTACCTGTATTTCGAATCATAAAGTTATCAAGTTCTATAGTAGAAACTTTCATCCGCCCTAATTTAAGACCTTGTAACGTTCCACTTTTAATTAATTCATATACTTTGTTTCTATTGCATTTAAGTCTTTTTGCTACTTCCGCAACCTCTAAAAGTTCATTCAAAATAGTTCACCTCTTTGTTAAATGTTCAGTATTTTACGAATATGTTTGATATGTTCTTGTGCTTTTGGACCATCTTTACGTCCTCGGATGATATCCGAAAGATAAGCATTTGAAATACCCACCATTTCAGCTAATTGTTTTTGACTCATTTTTCGTTTGAACATCTCTGATCTAACTTGTGCTCCTAAATCTTCTGGCATGTCATAGTCTCCTTTCTATTAAACAGTTCATTCGAAAGCCATTTGGCTATTACAACTGTCGATTTCAATCTGCAATATTGTGGAGGGCCTCCATAACTGGATAAATCTTAACGCCTCTCCGTATTTAACTTTTGGTATATCTCCATAACGCGGAACCTTGAAATAATGTTTAAACTCATTCCAAAATGCCGAAAATACCTTTTTACTAATCTCTTGATAAGCAAACGATTCTTTACCACCTAAAGCTTGTACAATTGATTGTTTAGCTGCCTGTTGTATTTCTTGTTGTTGGAGTGAATCAATTCGCATACTGCCTTTTAGGTAGTCCACATCTGTTTTGATTTCAGCTAATTCCATCTCGTGTTTTAATGCTGTTTCTAAAAGGGCTACCGTACTATTTACTGGCACCTTTTTATCTAGCTCTAATTCTTCTATATGTTTGATAACTTTGTACCGAGTTACAGCATCGTATTTCAAGGCCAATTGCATAGCTCCGTCTTTACCAAATTTGTAACAAGGTTGTTCTTTATTTTGAGAATTGGTATATGTGGACTGCTCAAAAATGAGCTGTCCTATTTCATTGCCCAAAGATTCGATTTCGTTACGAATATCTCGCATGACATTTTTGTGTTCCTTACCTACAAGCTCGGCAATATCTAAGCTTGTCATTTGTACATCAGTTTTCATTAATTGATTCAAATTGTTTTCCTCCTTCCAATTACCTTTCTGTTACAATTTGGATAGAAAGGTAGGTGATACATAATGATAGAAACAATAAAATCTATTTCTACAGTAGTTATAACTTGGCTAGGAATTGCCCTAACAGTTTGGTTTGCATATAATACGTTTAGATCTCAATTAAGAACTTCTATTGCAACAGACCAACTCTATAAAGCTTATCTACCAATGTTTAAATACATGGAACCTTATTTGTATAAAGATATACAAGAAATAGGAATTGACCATTTAGAAAATCTAATAAATTATCTTGAAACACATTGCAATGAGCAATACGAATTGGTAGAACCTCAAATTATTTCTTACATTCATCGAATAAAAATTAATCTTCAAAAGGATGATTTCGACAGAACGTTAGTAAATGAACAATATAAAAGGCTTTGTTCTAAAATTGATTTTGAATTTGAAAAATCAAGGAGAAGACTTGGGCTTCCAACTCGCGGACCTTATTACAAACTCAATCATAGACAGTATGAAAATAAAGCTGAATTTGCATATTATTTCTTACTGATAACTTGGAAACCTATACTTCTCATACTAATTTATGCTTATGCAGCTTTCTCTTTATTGAATCTTTCAACTAAATAAGTTCTGATATAATCAAGTACCATGCTGTTGCTATAATCAAAATCACTAGCCATTCTTTAAAAGAAGTATCTCGAAAATGCACTGGTAAGCACCTCCATTAATCTCACTTTCTGTTCTAACGGTTAGTGAGGTTTTTTTGATTCACCCTTGATTCATCCTATTCAGATTCCTCCCATTGTGTTATAAACTTTCTTTGCATATGCAACTGGAACTGGTTTAATTTGTCTCACTTTGAGCGTTTATTTAACGCTACTTGCTTTTCCTCATCCGACATCGCTCGCCACTTTAAGTTGGTGTGTTTATTCTGTTCCTCCTTCTGTTTAACTTCTTGCTCCATTATTTCTTTAAGGTACGAGGCGCTGACGTTTTTAAAAAACTTGCATACTTTTTTCAATTGATGAAATTGTTTTCATTTAATCCACTACTCCCACTCTTCAATTAACGTTGCTACCGTCACATAAGCTATAAGTCCGAATAATTCATACCGTCATTGGCTCGGTATCACAGCGCTTTACTTAATTGGAAAATATTTAAGCTAAAAAATTAGCCAATTGTATTGACGAAAAGTATCCAATAGTATACTATTTATACATAGCTAAATAAGACTTATAAAAAGCCTGATAACAACACTTTGACCGTTCCCCAACGATAATGTGTATTAATTATTGGTTGTCTTTTTTATACTCTTTTTGCTAATAATTTAGCTTATGTGAACATAATAATACAATTGGATACATACGTCAACCTTAAATTATCCAGTTGTATAATTTATTTTCCTTAAGCAACACGAAAGGTTGGTAATTATGCTGTTCGATAGAGTTAAAGAATTATCTGAACAACGTGGTGAAAATATAAAAAATGTTGCTGTGAAATTAGGATTTAGTGAAAATGCATTTTACAAATGGAAAAATCAAAGTCCAAAGTCAGAGACTTTAGAGAAAGTTGCTGATTATTTCCATGTATCTATAGATTACTTACTTGGTCGTACCGATGTAAAAGAACTTCCAATAGATAATAAAGTTCAGAACATCGCCGCACATCATGATGGAGACGAATGGACTGATGAGGAATTAGAGGAAATTGAAGAATTTAAACGGTTTGTAGCCATGAGACGAAAGGCGCGTCAACAAAAGGGGGAATAGCCCATGCATTTATATGATGAATTACTTATAGAATGTGACAATTTGGATGTAGAGGTATATGAAATGGAAGATATGAAAAGCAAAGGTTTATACGCTGATAATATCATTTGGATAAATAAATTGTTACCTTCCATAATCGAAAAATACTGCATATTAACGGAAGAGATAGGGCATCACCATACAACTGCTGGTGATATCCTTGATCTGACCAGTATTGAAAATCGTAAACAAGAGTTGAGAGCACGCAGTTGGGCATACGAGAGACTTTTCCCCCTTTCGAAAATTATACAAGCTCATAACTTACATATAACAAACCACTTTGAACTAGCTGACTACCTCGATGTTACCGAGGATTTTTTAGAAGCTGCTCTTGATTGGTATAAAAGTAAATACGGTTTATATGTATCAATAGACAACTTTACAATTTGCTTTGAACCTTTAGGTGTAATAGAAATGTTTGATTGGATTGAAATACCTAAAAAATTTTGCCCTTAAACAGAACAAACATTCCCATCAAAGGTGGTGATTACTATGTGAAATTAACCGGAAAAACTAAATATGAGAGGAGATTGTTTTATGAAAGGCGGAGTTCGTAAACGTGGCAACACGTGGTATTACTATTTTGATATGGGCATTGTGGATGGAAAACGTATTCGACCAGAATATTCTGCTACAGCAGAAGGAGCGCATACAAAAGCAGAAGCAGAAGCTATATTACGAAGAAAAATATTAGAGTACGAAAATGCAGGTACAGTATTTAAACCACAAGAGATTACATTACAAGACTTTTTAAGTTTCTGGATGGATGAATATGTTGAGCTTAAATTAGAGCCCAATACTTATTATAATTATGAGTCAACAATTAAAAATCACATATTACCTCATTTGGGTAATTATAAAGTTAAGTCATTGACCCCGCATATATTGCAACAGTTTATTAATCTAAAAACGCGCGAAGGTTATGCCCGTCAAACTTTGAGCATTATCATGGGTATCCTTAGTAAATCTTTAAATCATGCTGTATATCCGTATAAATACATCAAAGAAAACCCCATGCATTATGTGGAATTAATGAGAGACAAAAATAGAAAATCTACTCGTGAAGATTTAAAAATTCAATCGAAAGGAAATTTAAGAAGTATTAATAGCGCAATAAATGAAGATCATCCCTTTTATCTACCATTTCATATTGGTTTACACTGTGGATTGCGTGTAGGAGAAGTGTGTGGTCTTGAATGGAAACATATAAATTTTGAGGAAATGACTTTGGAAGTTGAACAACAACTGGTTGGTATAAAAGATGCAGATGGAAAACTTCAGTGGCAACCTAGACCTCCAAAATCAAAGGCAGGTTATCGTACTATTCCCTTTGGTAATGCACTAACTGAAATCCTTAGACGTGCAAAAAAGAGACAACTAGAAAATCGTTTAAAGTATGGGGAATTTTTTAAACAAGATCCAGAACATGATTATATATGTAAAAAGGAAAGTGGTGAACATTGTACGCCAAGTGTGATTAAATATCATACTAGAAAAATTAGCGAAAAATTAAATATCACTTTCAACTATCATTCCTTACGTCACACACATGCTACGACTTTAATCGAAAATTGTACGCCTGTTAAAACTGTACAAAAAAGATTAGGACATAGTCGAGCTGCCGTAACAGAAGATCGCTATGTCCACCTCACCGAGAAGATGGCCAGAGATGCCGCAAACATCTTTGATTCATTTGCTCAAGATATATAAAAATTACTAACGTATTTTTTTATGGTGGGGAATTGGTGGGGAGCCCCACCATTTAACCCTAAAATAGATTATCTAAATACGTTACAAACCCTTACTACTACTGAATTACTTCGTATCATCCATCTTCAATACAGCCATAAATGCTTCTTGTGGAACTTCGACTGAACCGACTTGTTTCATACGCTTTTTACCTTCTTTTTGTTTATCAAGAAGTTTACGTTTACGAGAAATATCCCCACCGTAACATTTTGCCAATACGTTTTTACGCATCGCTTTAATTGTCGAACGTGCGACAATTTTTTGACCGATTGCAGCTTGAATTGGGACTTCGAATTGTTGACGTGGAATCAATTCTTTTAGTTTTTCTACGATTACTTTCCCACGCTCGTACGCAAAGTCACGGTGCACGATAAAGCTTAGTGCATCGACTTGCTCGGCATTTAATAGGATATCCATCTTCACTAGTTTTGAAGGCTGATAACCAATTAGCTCATAATCAAATGATGCATAGCCTTTTGTATTTGATTTTAAATAATCGAAAAAGTCATAGACAATTTCAGATAATGGCATTTCATAAATAATGCTGACACGTGACGTATCAATATAATCCATCGTCATGAAATTACCGCGTTTCAATTGGCAAAGCTCCATTACCGCACCAACATAATCATTCGGTACCATAATTGTCGCTTTCACATATGGTTCTTCAACACGGTCAATTTTTTGTGGGTCTGGCATAAAGGATGGGTTGTCGACTTTAATGGACGTACCATCTGTCATATAAACATCGTAAATTACCGATGGTGCTGTTGTAATTAAATCAATGTTAAATTCACGTTCAATACGTTCTTGAATAATTTCCATATGAAGAAGCCCTAGGAAACCACAACGGAAACCAAAACCAAGCGCTTGCGATGTTTCAGGTTCATATTGTAATGCAGAGTCATTTAACTCTAATTTTTCTAACGCATCACGTAAATCATTATATTTAGCAGTATCAATTGGATATAATCCACAGTATACCATTGGATTTAAACGGCGATAACCTGCTAATGCCTCTGCTGCTGGACGATTAGCAAATGTTACAGTGTCCCCCACTCGCGTATCCCCAACATTTTTAATAGAAGCTGTTAAGTAGCCCACATCTCCAACCGTTAATTCACTTTGTGGTACACTTTTCGGAGTATGTACGCCGACTTCAATAACATCAAATTCTGCACCTGTCGCCATCATACGAATTTTATCGCCAGGTTTAACCGTACCATTCATAATTCGAATGGAAATAATAACACCTTTATAGGCATCGTATACTGAGTCAAAAATAAGTGCTTGTAATGGTGCATCTGGATCGCCTGTTGGTGCAGGAACCTTTTCAACAATTTGTTCTAAAATATCTTCAATACCGATACCAGCTTTTGCGGAAGCTAATACCGCTTCTGAAGCATCTAAACCGATAACGTCTTCAACTTCTTGACGCACACGTTCTGGATCGGCTGCTGGTAAGTCAATTTTATTGATAACTGGCAAAATTTCTAAATCGTTATCAAGTGCTAAGTAAACGTTAGCCAATGTTTGTGCTTCGATGCCTTGTGCTGCATCCACAACTAAAATAGCGCCCTCACAAGCAGCTAAACTACGTGATACTTCATATGTGAAATCGACATGTCCTGGTGTGTCGATTAAATGGAATGTATACACTTCGCCATCTTTGGCTTCATATTTTAATTGGACTGCATTTAACTTAATTGTTATGCCTCGCTCACGCTCTAAATCCATTGAGTCGAGTAGCTGTGCTTTCATTTCACGGGATGTCAGTGATTTCGTTTGCTCTAAAATACGGTCAGCAAGCGTTGATTTCCCGTGGTCAATATGTGCAATAATAGAGAAATTTCGTATGTTCTCTTGTCTTTTTAATCGTGCTTCTCGGTTCATCTCTTCCACTCCTAATTAAACTATAATGAATTATACTATGAACCACATACAAACCACAACATTAGAACGGGATAAATGCTGTTAAATCAATGGTTACTCTTATTTATGCTTGTTATTTTCTGCAATTCAATGCATCAAAAAGCACCCAATTCAGGCAATCAGGCCCAAAAAGGTGCTTTTCAAAAAGTGCATAAAATATGACAAGTGTGTGTACAGGAAGGCACTAACTAATTCAATAACGAACTGTAGAGCGAAAAAAAGCACCTGCATGTGACAGGCGCTTTTTTAATTCAATTATATTACTACTCACTAAAGTAAAATTACCTTTCACAAGCCCATCCATCTTTGTCTCGATCATGTTTAGGCGCATAGGCAGGGTGGTCAGCTCCTACACCATTTGGGTGATCTTTACGAAGCTCTGTACAATTTTTATAGGTTTTACTACTATTTGAATTACCCGCATTTGACGAGCCACTTGGTTTACTCGTTGTCGCGGCAGCTGGATTTTTTGAACTTAAGTAAGTATCTACTACATAGCCCTCGTAATCTGCAGTTGTTATAAACGACCAACCAGCAATTGTAGAATGAACGGCTACTTCTTCATTTTTCGCTAGCTCCCCTACTTGAACACCAGAAGGGCTTGCAATATTTCTAACAATAAGACTGCTCGCTAGCACATATTTAGTTGTTGGCTGTGAATTGCTCATAAAATTAGTAGCAGCATAGCCAATTACATTACCATACTGGACAAAGGACCAACCATCACCAACAGATCCAAAATCTTTGACAACCATTTTATTTTGTAATGTTGCAACCGTTTTACCTTTTAAAGATGGCGTTTCTTTTACAACCAAGCCACTTTTCGAACTCGCAATTTTAATTGTGTATGGCGCATCATCAAGTGCATCTTCAATAATATAACCATCAATCATTTTATTTTCGTTATTTAAATACATTATACGAGAAAAATCATTATGTTCACTAATTGAAATAACAAATTTCCCCTTTTCCACAGTTCCAATTACTTTTGAATTCGTATCAGTTTTTTCATATACCTTAGATGAAGAGTCTGTTACCTTTACTTCTTTAAAAGTGCTAGCATTTGCAATGTTGACATTAAATGCAAATGCTAACATTAGTGTCAATACTAATACAAGTGTTTTACTTTTCAT